GCCGAAATGGCTCAGTTGGTAGAGCAATTCATTCGTAATGAATAGGTCCCGGGTTCGAGTCCCGGTTTCGGCTCAAGGGGGGTCAAAATGCTCCCTTTTTTTATTTTACGCCAATAGGCTATAAATCAATATATTACAAACCTAATCGACTGATCTTCAACGTGTTTAAGTAATCTTACTGATGATTACTTCCGTTACTGTGCATTACTTATCATTACACTGTTGAACTATTTGTGATACCAATTTGTTCCTGGTATCACAGCTGGTATCACACTTGGTATCACATTTACCATAATTAACAAATTATAAACTAAAAAGAAACAGTATGGAAACATGGAAAATCAAGCCGGTATTCGACAGAAAAAAGAAAGCAACACCGGAGAAATCAGCTAAGGTTGAAATTGAAATTAAATTCTCACGTACAGAAAGGAAATGGATCTCAACAGACATTGAACTGTATTCAAACCAATGGGATGGAGAATTTGTGGTACGTCACGCTAAATTCAAACAATTAAATAAAGCAATAACCCAATATGTAAAAAAGTTTGATGATATTATCAAAAATATAAGAAAAGAAGGAAAAGACATCAATCTAAAAAACTTTAATATTTTTTATAACGAAAAACACGTAAAGTCTAAATCGTCATTTTTAGATTTCGCTTATGACGAGTTACAAAGAAGGGATCTTAAATGGTCAACCAAACGAGCGCACCTTATAGCACTGGAAGCTCTAAAACGCTCCGGAGTAATTAAAACATTTGACGATATCACTCCTGAAAATATAGCTTTATTTGACAGGTTTATAAGAAGAGAAGATCCAACAAGAGGACAGACAACAATACATGGATACCATAAGAGAATAAAACCTTATATTAATGAAGCGCTTCGGCTTGGACTTATCGAGGACACACCTTACAGGGTATTCAAAGATAAACATGGTAGATATAAAACAAGACAGCCTCTCACAATGGACGAACTGCAATCTATCCGCAATATAGAGTTGAATGATCGACAATTACAAAAAGTACGTGACCAGTTTATATTTCAATGCTATACCGGCTTATCATGGGTTGACTTATACATGTTTGATTATGACAGATGTACTGTAGAACATAACGGAGTTGCATATATAGACGGAGAACGTATCAAGACCGGAACCAAATTTTACACACCTATACTTACTCCAGCAATGGAAATATTAAAAAAATACGATTATAAATTTACAGTCCCTACTGTACAGTCATTTAACAGAAGCCTTAAAATCATAGCTGAACTTATCGGCTTAAAAAAGCCCTTAACCAGTCACATAGCCCGGCATACATTCGCTACCACTGTTGTTTTAGCAAATGACGTACCTATCGAAACGTTGTCTAAGATGCTAGGGCACACAAAGGTTTCAGTCACACAAGTTTATGCAAAAATTCTAAATAGTTCAGTAGAAAAACATGCGGAAAAATTAAACAGTATTATATAAATCCATCCGTTGTGCTTATGAGTTATCGCTTTTAGTTCATAGGCACAACGATATCACCCTTGCCAACACGACAAGAGGTATCAGTCTATAAATGAACCTCTCTATACGTTCCATCGCATCACAGCAAGTAAACGACAAAAATACCAGTGAGGCACATCATCAGCCTGTTCAAGCAATATGTTCAACTTATCTTCTTTCATATATAAACATAAAAAAAAGCGGTAAAACCCGTTGGGGATTACCGCTTAATGCTAAATAGTTACTTTATTTTGCGTTTTTGAATATTTAATTTTATCTTTGCGCCATGAAGATAGCCCTTGATACATTGAAAGGCTACGTTGACCGTAGCTCACTAGTGTAGATGTATGGGGGGTATCTTTTTTTGCACCTTTAGATTGCAGAACAAAAATACAATTCGAAAAAATTATTTATCAATCTTTTTCATTTCCTTTGCTGTCATTTTAAGAGCTTTTTTAATTATAGGCAATTCTTTTTCTTGTGGCAACTGTTCAGGTTTGCGCCCAGTATTTTGTTCTACTATATTTCGGACTTGTCTTCCAACAGTATAGTGTGTTTGTTCTAAATTAGCTTGTCCAGATATTTGTTTACTCTTTATAAGCTCTTCGGTTTGGGTAACACGGAATAGATTGGCAGCAAGTTCGGTACGGCTCATTCTGTCAAATAGCTTTCCTTTTTTAACGCCACGTTTCTTTTCAAGCTTCCACGATTCCATATTATACATACCCAGATAACCTGCATTTTGAAACTTTGCATAATCAGTAACATTTGCGGCTTTTGCTGTTGAAGCGAGAGATTTGTTTCCATCTGCAAGTTCTTCACGTATTAGCACGCGGTCTATTTCCTGATTGTTTTCAATGTATAATTCAAATTTTCGTGTTTGCTGTGCGAAATAAGCTTGCGCCAATGCTACTTCTGGCTTCTTTGGATCGCCATTCATAGCAGCAAGATAACACGCAAAACGTGTAAGTTTGAAGTCTTGGAACTCAACACCATTATTATTGCGTTTCACAGCTATTATATTTTCATAATGAGGAATGTTGAGCGAAACAAAAGCCTTTGTCGCGCGGTCAAGAACTTTACAAAATGCTTTCATATCATTATATCCAAGCATAACCATTACTTCTGAGGCCCACCAATAAACGATGCCGTTTTGGTTTTTAAAGTCTTCAAAAGAAAGAATCGCATTGTTGTTTTCTTGTTCCATTTCCATCTATAATTTAAAATTCGGCTCAAAGATAGAATAAAGTATTTGTTATTCCAATAATATCATATAATTAAGATATATAATTTTATTGGATTTATGTATATAATTTCACGACTATTTTGTAAAAACGGTAATTCCAACAAGTCAAAGAACGCTTCTGTTCGATTATTATTTTTCCATTCCCTTTCTGCAATGTTCACATAAGAACTTTTTGGCTACAGGGAACATCTTTTGACCGACATATCCACTGAGATATTGCGCTTCCTCTCCATAAGGATCAATCCCGAAAGCCTTGGAGATATGCCGGCACAAATGACCTTTTTCGTGGTCCCACGAATTTTGAAACTCTTCGGGGGTAGAGGTTAGTGAGATAACCATTACTGTCTCTCTTTTCCTGTAGTCCGAATAGGTTAGACCGGTATTCATTCTGCCTTCGGTCAGATTGCGATACGCACGCTTGAGGGAATCCCCCCTGCATCCTATACGGTACAGGTCCATAATAATCCGATCCGCCCAATAGGTGTGTACCGCATAATACACTTTGACGTGCCAGTCTCCATATTTCGGTATGTAGAACTCCTGAACAATCATATCACATCCGACCAGATTACAGGAATCCCTTTACCTATACAGGTGGCAAAGAACTCGTCAAACGCCCTGCAAGGATCGCCATCAATATCATCAAGGTAGCATTTTATATGCTTGCACAAGTGTGCCTCGTCAACCAATGATTTTTTATAGAAATCCGCTTTCAGCATGTTTGCGACATAAGCAACGTCATAACCCTTGTCGTGCTCGATAGTAATTCCGTTCGCTTTCAGCATATCGTCCACTTCATCTTTGCTCCACGGCTCCAGCTTTTTCTCTTTGCCCGTGGCTTCGTCTTTCACCTTCATTTTTGAAACGGCCCATTCATAAAGTTTCTTGCTGAAATGAAAGCCGTATGCTTCCAGATATTCCCTCATGCCCGATGGAAATCTGCTGTATGTATCCAATCTCTGTTCCATAACCTTTATTTAAAAAGAGGGGCATTCCACCCCTCCACCATTAATAAAACTCACCGTTGGCGCGTCTGCGTCTGCGTTCGCCCATGTCATCCATACGCGGATATTCAGGAAAGTATCCGGGGTATCTGCGTTCATCCATGCCGGATGAGCTTCCACCACCTGAATAACTTCTTCCGCCATCACGGAAACCCATTTCTCCGCGCATTTCTCTCATGGCTTTTTCGTAACCTTTGCGGCAGCCTTCCTTATAGGCTTCCTCCACCTCGTCACCTCTCATACCGAAGCCGCGTCCGTAATCGTCACGCCCTTCTTCTAATATTTCCCACATTCCCATAATCATTTCTTTGTTTTGGATGTTTCAACCACTCCGAGCTGTTCCATGAGCCGTTTGTTCAAATCCATAAGGTCAGACATATTCTTGCTCATTTCCGCCATTTGCCCTTTCAGAGAGGATATTTCCTGCTCCTGACGTTGTTTCTCGGCAAATTCAGGGTTCAAGAGCGTAAGCATCTTGTCACACCCTGCAATGACGGAATTGTGGAAGTCCATGCTGTTGATGATGTCTATGCTTTTCTGTTTCATAGAAGCGACCTCGTTATTCATAGCATCACGCGAGCATGACACTACGATATTCCCGTTCTGTCCGAAGTCGGCTATATCCATGCCGGCAGGAAGATTTTGGAATGTCGTGTTCTGCCCGTTGATGCAGACAACAACATCCACAACCATTTCCATTTGGGGCAACTGTCCCATAGGGGATGCCATAGGATATTTCGGCTTGGGAGCGGAAACGCTGACCACCGGACCGTATTCGATAAACGGGTTAGCATCCTTATGAAGTATATACAATTGGTTATTGGTACGAAGTGATTGAAACATGATTGTTTAATTTTAAGGAGTGTGGTTATTCCCATTTTGGGAACCACCACAAAACTCCATGTTAATTATTACTTGCTCCGTAAAGAAGCGGTTTCTACTGTAGGAGCCGGAGCCGTTGTCGGTCTGTACCCTCCATTAACAAGATACAATTCGTTGGTGTACTTGTTATAATGAATCTCATAGATGCCGGTTCCAGCCAAGTTTGCAACAGTCACAGGCTCATTGTTATAAGCCATCAACGGTCTTGTGTCCCCATTAGTTCCTATCAATATCGGAAGTGTAGCAGTCGTACCGGCAGGTATAGCTTGTCGGAGACTGATATAGAATCCCCCAACATAATCCCTGTTACGGAACGCATGGTTAGGGAGTTCAAGAGTAACATTCTCCGTACCGACTGTCACAGCCACCGTAGGAAGAGTATTGAAGTTTGCTCTTCCGATTGATGGGAATGGGAATCCTGTAAAAAAGTTAGGCCACATATCTACCTCCTTTCTTACCGGATTAACCCCAGTAGTTGTTGCAACCACATCCACTACGTCCGTATACAGCGTCACCCATATATGCACCGTAGGCGGCTGCACGGAAACAATCTGTATTAATAGCGGTTAAATTGGGGTATTGAACACTCACAGTATTGGGGAGCTTGCATTTGATTCCATCAACATCGCTTTGTAATGCCTGCAATCCGGCTGCCAAAGGAGCAATCTGTTGTCCTACTGCACTCAGGATAGTGGCGTTCTGATTACGCTGGGATATTTCGGCTGTTAAAGTAGCCTTTTCCGCAGTAAGAGATGCGATCTTGTCCTGCAATGCCTGATTTTGAATTGCATCAAGTTTGGCAAGGATAGCATTCGTGTTGGCAGTAGCACCGTCACGCAATGACAATGTGTTTTGGTTAGCAGTGTTGATTAATGCGTTAGTTTGGTTGCACATTGCAAGCTGACTCTCGTATCCTTGTGTGGTTACAAGCTGTTTCATATCGCAGCAACAGCTACAGATCTGAGATGTCAGAGCGTTGTTACCTTGCATAATCGCAGTCAGGATACTGTTGGTGTTCTGACCCATTTGGTTACCGAGACCGCAGATTGCCTGTGATACAGAGTTAATACCGGCAAGGATTTGGTCTGAAGAGGTGTTAACAGCTTGGGCTAATGATGCAATGTCCACACCGTTCCGGTTAAGTGTCTGCATGATCATTTCTCTTCCTTCATCGGCACCCTTATTGTTGTTGCCACCGAATCCAAAGTTTCCGTTACCGAAGATGGCTGCAATCACAATCAATGCAATGATGTCCTGAAAACCTCCATTGTTTCCGAAAAAGCCGCCGTTTCCATTTCCTCCCATCAGCCCCATCAGATAGCCTGTGTCAATTCCACGGCTCTGCAAGGACGGAAGAATGGACGCAAGCAGACCATTGTTTGCTCCGGTTCCACCGTCTTGGTTAAAAACATAAGTTCGTTCCATAAGTATTTGTATTTTGTATCCCGGTCAAAATCGACCGTTCACAAAAGTATATATATCATATCTCATGAGGAATCAGTTGTTTCCCAACAAATTCTTTATATTATCCCAATATATTCTCATCATTTTTTCACTTTTTAGACGTATATGAAAATTTGATATCATATAGTTCACTGAACGCTTAGTTTTATGAATGAGAGAAGAAATCTGAGATGGATAAAATCCTTTTTCGTATAGAATATATACAAGGATATATCTAGCGTTAACAATCTCTGTGACACGGTTGTCACTTACTATTAATTCGGTAGGTATTTCTGTTCCTTTAGAAACAAGAGCTATTATTTTGGCAAAAATTTCAGACTTACACATTGTGGTTTAAATTTTTGTTGTATTTTTGCCTTGCCAATCAAATACAATCATGACAAAAGCATACGTAGGAAATAAGTAAGGATATTACTACCCCTGACACTTACCTATGTATGCTTTTGTATGCTTTAAAGTTTGATTGGCGTTAAACTTCAAGTGTCGGGGGGTATTTTAATTCTGCCCCCTGAAAGAATTACTTTTATCAAATGAGTTTTTCTATTATATGCCACACTTCTACCTGTGGCGAATAATACTTGATGTTGCTATCTCATCTTTTTACCTCCTTTCTGTTGATTACCATATTCTATAACTTATTCCTGCGATAACCGCAGGAGAAAAGCCATCCTTACCAAATCCATAACCGGCTGTTATTCCCAGTCCCCATCTTCTGGGTTTTATCTTCACCGTGTGATGGATATCGTTTGTTACTGTCTGTGTTTTAGAGCAAACATAGATACTATCTAGGTTAGGTCTGTAACCACTCACATAAGCGATGTAATCACTATCTCTGTATATCTTCTGCTCAACAGGAAGAACAGTGTCTCCTACATGGATTGTATCACCATCATGCCAACACAGTATTGGAGAAGGAAGATAATATTTTACAGTATCTCTCTTTACAATGATACTTGTACTGAACACCGTATCCGTTCTTGCCTCTATAACTGCTTCGGGGGATGGCTTTACAAACCATCCTAAACCGAAAGCGAGTACAATTATTAATATATAAGGAAGCCATTTCATATTATTGTATTTAAATAAGTACCAATAGCAATGCTATCGTTATCGCAATCCATATATAGATCCTTTGTTTCATAAACTTAACACTTGTTTTCTATTGGCACCGTCAGCTCGATAACTGACGTGCACCCATGCAAAATTGCTTTCGTTAATCAATTGATCATAGGGCAGGTTCTTGCGGATATATTCAAACAACAACTTGTTTTGCTGACGGTCTCCAGTATCAATATCAGCAGCTTCCCCTTTCATGTGCTGCGAGGTCTTACTTCCCTTGACAGCTGCATTAAGTTTCGGGCAGCGATAACCACTGTTTACTGTTATAGGCTTTCCCCACCATGTGCGTAACGGGTCCAGTACGTTATCCACCAAGGCAGTCAGAGCAGTCACATGCTCCTGTCTGCATCTGTTGTTGATACCCAAGCGGTCAGCAGTCGTTGACTTGCAGAGTTCCGCAATTGTAAAATACTTCATTTCTTTTCCTCCTTCTTGTTTTCATTATCAAACAATATCTGAGCCATGATCTCGGCAATATCATCCTTGTTCTCGATAATCACACTCATTGTGTTTTCTGCCTTGCGCAACTCCGCTTTTTCCCATGATTTTTCACGAACTGATTTAAACTCACAGAAAATGCAGTACCCCGTCCAAATCATTGAAAAAATAGGGAAGGGGATAACTACGCAGCATAACAGGTCAATGAAGCACAATTCTATGAACGGGGTGAAATACTTCTTCGCTTTGACGGCTGTTTTCTTATACCCCGTGGATGTTCTTGCCTCTCCCCGTTGTTTGGCTTTCATAACTCCCGTAATAAGGTCCACTAACATCGCCCCCATTGTAGCCGCAATACACAAGGCTATAAGCACAATATGTATCATCATGTGCTCGTTGATAAAATTGTAGATTACATCTCTCATTGAAAGTAAGTTTTATATAATAGATTTTACATAGCTTGTAAATCCATATTTTTTTATTATATGTGACACATCCTCATTTGTAAGATTATAAAACTCACCTTTTATTTTTTTATCTGCAAATTTGAGATGAAGTTCTTTTTCTATGTTTTTATCAAGAACAGCCAATATAGATAGATATGGATTCCCACAAGATAATGTCTGAATACGAACGGATATATCTGAAGAAGAACCTATTTTTACAAGACCTGTATTCTTGTCTTTCATAAGATATGTACTTCTATTTTTACAATTTTTGGGAGGATTACTTAATACTTCTGCCATAGTTTTAAGTATCGCATAATGCAACATCTTACAATCTCCGAATAAGTAACTATTTACAACTACAGCTTTGTCAAAATTACCAAGGAGCGCATATTCTATTAATGAATCAGCTAATTCAAGTTGCGTTAATACGCTACCGTCAGCACAAATTATACATTTTGTGTAACAATCTTCATACAACTTTATACAATCTCCTAAATCAGGATACATTGTTTCAATAAAATCCTTTAGGCTATTGGTTAAAACTTGATCATTCTGACCTTTAAAAACTAAATCTGTCATATTACCTAATTTTATGTTAACTTTTAATTACCGTCAATTACACGTTTTGGATTACCCGATTTTCAAACTAACCTTTATTTTGTATGACAAAAAAAGAGCCTGCCACGGAAACTAATCCGCAACAAGCTCTTGGCTTTATCAAATATGTAGTATGTCTTTTCGTCATAATCAATGTGGCGTGCATCTTCACACGCTTCCACAAAGATAAATATTGCTTCTCTCTTTCGCAAATAAGAATACAAAAAAAGAACGACCGCTAGCAAAAAGCACAGCAGCCGTTCAATCCACGCCCTACTCTCTATCCCATTTTCCCAAGAAGACAATAGCAAAGATATCAAACAGGTTGTATCCACATGGAAAAAAGGTTAATAAAATATATGTTGTATAATCTGTTATTTTAATTTAGATTAAACAAAAATAATATTTAAATTGTTTGTTAATAAATAAATTAATTTGTTCCTTTGTAGCAGGCAATAGCCTTCATGGTGTGAAGTTACACCATACCCACTTTTAGAACGTGATCACTGTGGAGGCAATTGCTGTATTATAACGGCGGTTGCCTTTATTGTTGAACAATGAAACAATGGTTTAAGATACCTTCTTTAAAGAAGCCGAATAAGGATATGTATAGTGATGCTACTTATCATGGTAAAGATGATGGTGGTAATTTTATTTATGTTCCTAAATGGGTGGAAAATCTGTTTTCTGACAATAGAGGGAATATAGATTTTGACATGTCGACCGTTGAAGGGAAATCAAGAGCCTTACATGAATGTTGGCCGTTTGCAATGGTTCTAGATCATTGCGGAAGAATGATGCAGAATGGGCGGTATTATGTGACGGATATTAACGGAAACGAGAAGAGGAGTTTTAAAGACATTGTGACTCTTTTGAATCGTCCGAATGTGATACAGAGTGGGCGTTCTTTTATAAAGCAGATTGAGATATCTTTGAAGTGTTTCGGATTTTGCCCTGTCTATACACTAAGAGCTTTAAAGTCTGATCTCCCTAAATCCATGATGGTAATACCTCCCGAATTATTCTACATGGAATCATTCGGTAAGGGCCCGTTTACTCAAACAGAGCTTTCTTCAATTGCTAGTAAGGTATATATACGTTGGGGAAATGAGAATATAGAACTTGGTGATGAGGAGTATTTTGTCATATACGATTCGATAATGGATATTCCAAGTAATAATGGAGGGAGAATTACCTTCCACTCCCCTGTGGACGCATTATCTACTCATACTCGAAACTATATGGCTCAACTGATAGGGAGAGGAAACCTTATTGTTAATGGAGGACCTAAAGGGATACTATACGGGAATGATACGACTGACGTAGGGAATGCAGCTATTACTCCGTCTGAATCCAAGAAATTGCAGGATGATTTCAAAAGGAAATATGGTATAGTGCATAAGTTGTATGAAATCATGGTGACTCCTAAGAAACTAGGGTGGATTACATTGGGGTCAAATACAGACCAATTGAAGCTTCATGAGGAGGATAAGGCGTGTTTGGAAGCGATAGCTCAGACGATAGGCTTTGACCCCAATCTGATTATACAAGGAAGTACTTATGATAACTCTTCTCAAGCAAAGAAAGCGGCATATCAGGATCTTATTATCCCTGACAGTGAATCTATAACAGAGGTTCTGACTAATGCTATATGTAAGGACAGGGCAATAATCAAAATGGACTTCACTCATGTCCCTTGCCTTCAAAAGGATATGAAAGAATTGGCGGATGCCTTGTCTACAGCCTCTAATGCTGTAGCTTCATTGTATAACAATCGGCTGATTACTTTTGAAGAAGCAAGAACCGAAATGTCCAATTTTACAGATATTGATCCTGATAACCCTAAGGGAGAATTTAAAAGTGAAATAAATAATGATGGAGACAAGCAAATACAAGAACAGGTTGGGGAAGCAGTATAAATCCTTAGCTTTTTATGCAAAGGAGATACAATATGATTCTGGCAGTAGAACTATCAGTGGTTATGCTGCGGTTTTCAATAACATTGATAAGTCCGGTGACATGCTCCTGAAAGGTTGTTTTTCAAAAAGCATACAGGAGAGAGGCCCGGGAAGTTCTGCTAATGATAAGATTATCATGTTGTGGATGCATGACATGCATGAGCCTATAGGACGCATTACGCTTCTGCAAGAAGATGAGAAAGGGCTTTACTTTGAAGCGTCTATTGATGATGTGGAAAGAGGAAATCAAGCGTTGAAGCAGCTTGAAAGTGGCACTTTGAACCAGTTCTCTATAGGTTATAGTTATGTATGGGAAAAATGTGAATATGACAGGGAACGTGATTGCTTGGTTGTAAAGGAAGTCATTCTGTATGAGATATCCGTAGTGTCCATAGGATGTAACGGAGAAACTGAATATCTTGGTCTGAAATCGGCAGAAGAATATGAAAGTGCGTTGGAGTCACTTCCGGTTGAAATAAGTGATGTATGTAAAGGACTTCCGATAAGAAAGAGGGAGGAAATCCAAATGTTAGTAAGAAAAGCGATGTCACTCGCTCGATACAAGCCGGCAGACAAGCCACTTGATGAAGAGGGAGCCGATGAAAAAATAAAACTATTTACAAAACCTTTAAAACTTAAAGAAGCATGAAATTTGACTTTTTAAGCAAAATTGATTTGTCGGTAATGGATGAGGTTTCCGTGAAGTCATTACAGGCGTTGCAGGACGCAATAAACGCTACTGTAGGCGATTTCATGGACGATACTATCGACAAAAAAACTTTTGAGGATAAATTAAATGAGGTTTCTCAAAAGATAGATTCCGAAAAGGAATTGGATACAGTGCGTAAGGAACTTGGTGAGATGAAAGAGATAATCGTTCGCATGAAAGGTGCAATGCATAAGAATGAAGACGGGCAAATGGTGTTCAAGTCTGTAGACCAGCAGATTGAAGAGCAATTGAAGGATTTCATCACAGTAGGCAAGCACGGAGAGAAAACTGTGGACTTGAAAACGGCTTGTAAGCAGTCCCCCGGTTTTAAGAAAAGCCTTACGCTTATTATAAACAAGAAGGAGGTTGATCCCTTGAAGAGTACGGGTGTGGCACCACATTATAACATGACAATTGATAGTCAGTTATCTGTTGATCCACGTTCCCAGACTGTAATCCGTAAATTTGCCAATGTGGCAGCAATATCTACACGATCATTGACTTATGCGGAGTTCAATCCGGGTGAAGAAGAAGCCGAATGGGTTCCAGAAGGCGGTCTTAAGCCTATGATGAGCGGTACATTGGCAGAAGTTACTATCAATGCTGGCAAAGTGGCTCTTGGCACAAAAGTAACCGAAGAAACATTATCTGATTTGCCTCAGTTGGTTGCGGAGGTTAAGGCTGAGATTATCAATCGTATTGGTTTGAAAGAAGAAGAAGGTATTCTGTCTGGTACTGGTTCCGGCGGTCAGATTAAAGGGATTGGGAGTGATATACCTACATTCTCTTTGACAGCTCTGAAAGTAGAGAAACCCAACACTTATGATGTTATTGTTGGTATGTATACACAGATTGTATCAATGTCCAATATGGCTTATCGTCCAAACCTTGTGCTTATGCATCCTCTTGACTATGCACAGATGCAGTTGACTAAGGATGTTAATGGACAATATCTCCGTCCTTTCCGTATTGGTGATGAACTGATTCAAGGTTTGAAAGTGGAAACCAGCACTGCAATCAAACAAGGTGATATTTGGGTTGGCGATTTTAACTATCTTAACATCCGTGATGTATGGGTTCTTACCATTACACTTGGATGGGAAAATGATGATTTCACTAAAAATATGGTGACTATCCTTGGTGAAAAACGTCTTATGGTGTATATTAAAAAGCAATATAAAACTGCATTTGTCAAGGATAAGATTGCGACCGTTATTGAAGCTATAACCCCTGCCGGTATTGGCGGATAAATTTATTAAACATTATGAAAGTAAATTTGACTAAAACTTATGAGGTTGAGTTCGCAAAGGACGGGGCCGTTTATAAAAAAGGTGATAAAGTAAGTGTTAATATGTTACTTGCAGGTAAGTTCTTCCAAGATGGACGTGTTGCCACTGTTCCTTCGGAATTGATGGAAGACGCTAAGAAAATCGGTGCTGAAGATTTGTTCAATAAAAAGAAGAACCTCAAAGATATTGTGTAATGTTGGTGGATTATACTTTTTTCCAAGGTGGTATTCTTGATATCGAAGGTGCAGTATTGAATATACATACTCCTTCTGAGACTAATAAGGCAATTGTTGACAGCCTTCAAGGCTTTGTAATGCAATATGAGCCGGAATATTTAGAGAAGCTCCTAGGGGAAAAGTTGTATAAGGAATTCTCATCCTATATTTCCAACGATGGAAAAACTAAGGAAAAAAGATGGGATGATCTTATAGCGCATCTTGTCATGAAATATAGTGATGGCGATAGGGAGATTTCCAAATCCCCCATCGCCAACTATATATACTTCCATTACTTGAGACATAATCACACTCAGGCGACTATTACAGGAGTGAAGGCTGATGGAGATGATGGCCGTCTTGTAAGTCCCGAAAGGAAAATGATGTTTGCATGGAACGACATGGTAAGAATGAATATCAGACTTGTGAGATGGCTTCAAGGCAATAATGCGGACTATCCGGATATCGCCACCGATTTCGAATTGATGGAAACAATTAATTCCTTTGGGTTATGATAATTGATATAATATCAGATGTATGTGCTTCCTTGTCAAAAAGAATGGATCAACAGATAAATTACATATATGGTGACAGTTCTTATATAAGGGAAACACTTCTTCTTCTTGGGAAAAGCAGGGTGACAGCATCGGGAAAATTCCCAATGATAGGGCTGTATGTTCCCTTAGACGAGGAAAGGGATAGTGAGAATTATTTTTGTAAGGCATCTGTAAACATAATAATCGCTACCAATACACTGGAAAAGTATACAAATGAACAACGTCGTGAGATATCTTTTGAAGGTATTCTTCGACCTTTGTATTACGGATTCATAGAAGAGTTAAAAAAATGTGATAAATTTGATTTCGGTTACTCCGGTATTGTAAGCCATACATATTCAGAAAATTATAGTTTTGGAAGACGTGGCGCTGTTGATGTTGACGGTAAGGAAGTTGGCGAAAAGATAGATGCTATTGAAATAAAGAATTTGGATTTAACAGTTAAAAATCAGAATTGTTATGCGAACAGATATTAGAGAGTGCGGCAGCACGTCCGGATTTAATACTGGAATGAGTTACTGCCCCCTGCAACCGGACAAGGTCGCAGGTGTTATATTGGTCATTCATGGCAAAAAACTGCCCAAAGAATTGACTGCTGAGGCTTTGGAGGAAGCCTGTCATGCTGATTATCCGGACAGAATTTATCCTATTACAGGATTTTCGGAATACGCGGTAAGCGGCGGTGAACCCAATACAACAGAAAATGGTTATGCCGGGTCGGAAATAACGGGCTATTCGGCAAGGACGGATACATTCACGTTGCGTAAGTTTAATCTAGCTTTACAAGCTAATCTTGTAGCCAACAAGGATACATTGTTTGATATGTATGTTTTTGACAAGAATAATGTAATCTACGGAGAAGATGACGGGACAGATGAACTTGCGGGTTTTGCATTATCTGGTGTTTACCCTACAGGACAGGCTTATGATTCAAGCGGTCAGAAGGCTTATCTTGCGTTTAATGCGATGTATTCCGATACCGAGAAGATGATGAAAAACATGTCTGTAAAGCAAGCGGGTGTCAATTTGGAAAATGTTCTCAAGGGATTGAATTACGTTGAGTTTGTCAAAATGACATCTCCTGAAAATACATATAAGCTCGTGGATCATTATGACCGCACGGATCTTACTGCATATTATGGATCTATATTGTCTGAGAAGGCTTCAACGGTCGTTTCTGGTGCATCAGCACTGGGATACAGTAACGGTGTGCTTACAGCGACAGGAGGTGTGCCGGTGCTTAAATCTCCTTCTATTTTACAGGCTAATGGGGTCATTGGAATTGAACAATGGGTACAATGAGAATTAATGGAGTCACATTTATAGAGTCCGAGGTGGTCAAACTTTCATTGGATGAGTTTGTCGCTCAGAATATAGATGTATTCTGGAAGGACATTTCTAGAGAAAGGCGGAAATCAAGGCTGGTTTCCGTATATAATAGAATTATCAATAACAGTAATTTAGGAGGCGGGGGAGATTGATCCCCCGTTTTGCTATGACATTGGAGGAATACGCGAGATGTTGGAAGAAATTGGCTGATGGCATTCAGCCAATGATAAGGGATAAGATGGAAAGGGATGTTCCTCAGTTTGAGGAATATATACGAGAACAGCTATATAGTGGTGTTGATGGCGATGAAAGTCCTTTAATTCCCGGATATACAGAGGACCCATACTTTAAAAAAACTTATGGAGAGCATTGGAAGAAAAACGCCGAACGCTATAAAAATTGGAAGACAAAGATACAGAAACCGAAACCTTCATATCTGGGTTTTTCTGCAAGAGGGAACAATACTCCAAACCTTATCATACGTGGAGATTTTTATAGTTCCATCACGGCAATACCAATATCAAATGGTATAAGGATTGCCAGCTATGGCGTTTCTTTTGGTTCTGATATTGAGAAGAAATATGGTTATAAAATTTTCAAGGTAAGCTCCAAAGCAAGGAGGCATTATGTTACGTACAGGCTTATGCCCTCTATTGAGAAATTTATAAGGAGGTGCGAACTATAAAGTATTATTAACAAAAAATGGAATTGAACCGAATTATGAAAAACTGCTTGTGCCAAGGGAATAAGTCAATGAGGGAAATGGAGCATATGCGATCAATCGCAGAGAAGGCTGCTGTTATGGATGAATGTGTTTATATATTATACAAGGTTGGAGATGTGTATAAATTCTGTCGTGAAGGTGAAAACTGGTCGGGTGAGTTTGTTGAATTCATATTTCCGTAAAATGGTGATTTTTATCATTCTATTATTTTGGCGTTTCCCGTATTATTTATTAATTTAGCAACAGCGATAGATAGAGGTTTCGCATAGAAAGATATTATATATTCATTAAGAGTAATGGATATGATGCGGTGGCCGACTCCTCTATATCGGTTGCCGCATTTTTTTATATCCCGTATTAAGATGTACGGAACATCTTGTGAACGAAAAGACATGAAAACGAATCAAATCATGATTCGCCCAATGGGTGAATTTACAGTTAGTCAGAGAACAAAAGATAGCTATTTTGACGGTGGGGACTTGTTACGTCAATGGAATTCAGTAAAAGGAAATGAACAAAGAAAAATGGATGAGTTTCTTTTGGCTAAAAGAACTGGAGATTTTATAGAAGCGCTCATAGCTGAAGAACGTGAAAATGGTTTAGGGGAAAATTCCCCTAAAATTGATAATCAGGTAGTTAAGAAGAGTAAGGTTAAAGAGAAGGGTAAAGCTGGCAGACCTAAAGAAGAAGTATGGATGCATCCTTTCTTATTTACCAAATTTGCCATGTGGATTAATCCTCGCTTTGAAGTAAAGGTAATACGCTTCGTATATGATGAGATGATTCAATACCGTAATTTAGCTGGAGATGCTTATCCTGCTATGTGTCATGCCGTTTGTTCAATACTCCCTGGGGATATATTCCAGAAAAAGATTAAGGACTTAGCCAAGTCTCTAAACATCATAGTTTATGGCAAACATGAATCAGAAATGCGTAATAAGATTGGCGATGAAGATAAAATCCGCGAATTATATGAGTTAGAATTACAGATAGCTCAATGGATAGATTTAGGCTTTATCAAAGACTATAACAGCCTTAAATCTACATTGACTAAATTGTATTACCGAAAATATCCCAATGTTCTCCCAATGTAAATATTGATTTTTCCTCAAATGTCTTGTGCGAAAAGATATTTATTTTTTAATTGAAAAACAAAACTATCATTTTTGTTGTATAATGTAAAAAAATCATTTACCTTTGTAGCCGTTGCAAGTAGAGAGGCAACAGACACATGATTAAACAATCGCTCAAACGTGAGCCTTCTTTATATTTGGAAATCCGTTGCCTCTCTACTTTAGCAACGGATTTTTTCTTTCCTATAAGTCAGATTAAATCCACAATCGGTTCTATCAGTGCCCACCGAGCGGAACTTTGGATTAAACCAATGACAGCCGTGAGATAAAAAGGCTCTTCTGTTTTATACTGTATGTCTTTTATTGGCAAGACCTGCTCTGTTCCCATCACCTAACAACAGGCGCCCAAGCGTTGTATTACGATAACCAATAAGAGATGAAGCAAAGATGTTGGAGAAGCATCCAGTATTAAAGCAACAAAATGAATAATTGAAGTTTAACAATGTTCATCCGCCTCCTAATAATTATCTTGGGAGAAAGGGTGAGGTATAAAATTAACCAATATGACAGAACTCGTATTCAAAGGTCAGAATGACCAAGTTTTAACTAACAGCCTATTGGTGGCTGAAAAGTTTGGAAAAGAACATAAGCATGTCTTAGATGCTATAAGAGAGCTTATACAGGGGTGTGCCGAAACTTCGGCTGACCCTATGTTTGTTGAAGCTATAACGAATAATAAGAGCGAACTTTAATATTATTATATGGATAATTCGATTAAGATATTTAAGAATGATGTATTTGGCGAAGTACGAGTAGCTGGAACAAGTGAAGAACCGCTTTTCTGCTTAGCTGATGTTTGCAATGCAGTTGAGTTGAGTAATCCTTCATCAGTAAAAACAAGATTAAACGATGAAGATTTGCAACTGCTTGATTTACACGCCCTAAATCCTGATTTATACGTGAATGGGAATTCATTTGCTACGTTTATAACAGAATCAGCCTTCTATGACGTTCTTCTTTTTAGTTCTAGCAAGAAAGTAAAACCCTATAGAAGATGGGTTACACATGAAATATTGCCCTCCATTCGTAAGTACGGTGCGTATATGACGTCCGATACTATAGAAAAGGCTCTTACATCTCCCGACTTTCTGATTCAACTTGCTACTACTCTGAAAGAAGAAAAACAGAAACGGATTGAAGCAGAAAAGAAGGTGGAAGAACAAGCCCCAAAAGTTCTGTTTGCTGATGCTGTAATAGGAAGTCGTTCTTCATGTCTTATAGGTGAACTGGCTAAGATAATATCTCAAAATGGATTCCATGTTGGGCAGAACAGACTGTTTGAGTGGCTTCGCAATAATCATTATTTAGGGAGTGTTGGTGAACGTAGAAATATACCTAATCAGCAATATGTTGAACAAGGTCTGTTTGAATTGAAGAAAGGCACACGATCCGGCAATGATGGAGTGTTGCGTACTACTATAACAACCAAAGTTACCGGGAAAGGCCAAGCCTACTTCATAAACGGTTTCCTGACTGGTAAGTTCATCATTTAACCGATTGTATCACTAAATCAAAGAACGAATTATGAAAAATATATTTTCATTGTTTGTTTGTTTGAAAAAATGTTGTACCTTTGTAGTGCTACAACTTACTATTAAATATGCCAATGGGATTTTTTATGCCCGTAAGGAAACTTATATATTAAAATATAGGCAGACGATATCCGTGTATCATCGCCCAATGGCAATGGTAGGTTGTAGCAAACTAGGATATTTGTCTGCTTTTTTATTTAATAACAAATAATTTCATTTCATGCTACAACCAAATGAAATCTATTTGAACGGGAATAATAGTACCGTACAGATTGCGTCAGCTCACGAAACGAGCAAGACTTTCTCCTATAATGGAAACGAAGTACTTTTTGACATCAAAGATGATGTTATGGTTAACGCCACACAGCTTGCTAAAATCTACGGAAAGCGTCCCAATGATTATTTGTCCTTACCTGCTACAAATCAATTAATTAACGCAATTACAAGAAAATATGGTATTTCTGAAAATCAATTAGTTATATCAAAGGCAGGTTCATCACATAACGGAGGTGGTACTTGGATGCACAGATTAATAGTAGTTGATTTCTGTCAATGGTTAGACATTGATTTGAAACTGTGGTGTACTGAAAAACTTGATGAGTTGATGCGATACGGCATGACCGCCACGCAGCCAACGCTTGAGCAGATGATAAACAACCCTGACCTTGTTATCAGTCTTGCCACACAGCTAAAGAGCGAACGGGAGGAAAAGCAACGATTGGCATTGGAAGTGCAGAAGAAGGAACAGGAGAAGCAGTCTATTATAGAAGAAACAAAACTCGCTGTAGTTTTCAAAGAATGTTTTACAAGTTCGTCTACCAATATTCTCATAGGAGATCTTGCGAAACTTATCACCCAAAACGGATATAAGATTGGAGAAATAAGGCTTTATGAATGGATGGTAGAGAACAAGTTCCTTATCAGAAGGCAGCGATACAGCAGATCGAAGAATAAATATATAAATGACTATATGCCTACACAGAGGGCGGCAGAAATGGGATTGTTCTTCGTTAAAGAAAGACCGATAGTATCGGGTGAAAATCCCATTTTTATAAAACATACCTGTTACGTTACAGGTAAAGGTCAGGTGTATTTTCTGAATAAGTTTAAATCTTTAATGGCTGCATGATCATGGAAATAAAAATGAATAATAGCTTAACATTTGATGAAGTAGCAGATAAGTTGGGATGTTCAGTGGAGGATCTTCAAAAAATAGCCTTCAAAAAAATATTGTTTTCGTTTGGTAGCTTAAGGAATTGTTGTACCTTTGCAGTGCTTACAGTTCGGCAAACTTTATTGCTTCGCAGAGCAGCGGTTAATTGCTCAATGGTTATTGGGCATTTTTTATGCTTGATACTTAATGATATTAGGCGGTTGTCTATACGTAGTCATTGTTTTGTTCTTCGGGGCAAAGTATGTTGGACTGTAAGCAGCGTATATGGCAACCGCTTTTCTGTTGTCTATAATGACTTAAATGCTTACAGTCATGAATGAGTTGATTCCAAATCAAAAAGGTATGACCTCCCTTGAAATAGCAGAGGTTACGGGTAAACAACATGCCCATGTTATGCGTGATATTCGCAATCTATTATCGCAAGGTGTAGCCGAATCCAATTTTGGATTGGGGGCATACACAGACGCTAACGGTCAAGAAAGACCTCTATTTAATCTAACTCCGAAAGGTTGTCTTATTCTTGCTTCGGGCTATGATGCAGTTCTACGTGAAAGAATCATAGACCGTCTTGAATATCTCGAAAATGAGAAAAAGGCTATCCAAACTCCTCAAACCTATCTTGAAGCCTTGGAAGCTTTGGTAGCTTCTGAAAAGGAGAAAGAACGGATGCGTATTGAATCGGAGCAACAGAAAAAGCAAATCGAACAGAAAGATGCTAAGATAGCAAAGATACAGCCCAAAGCGGATTTTGCCGACAAAGCCTTTGCGATGGAAGGCAAATGTGATATAGGACAGGCTGCCAAGATACTCGGCTTACCATTCGGACGAAATACCTTGTTCAAGAAGCTTCGTGAAGCAGGAGTATTCTTTGCTAACAGGAATGAGCCAAAACAGAAATATATTGATGCAGGCTACTTTGAGATGAAAGAAAAGCCTATCCCAAGAGATAATCATCCGGGCTTTGTCGTGATGGTTGTGCTATGCACACAGAAAGGGCTTGCATACATCAATTACCTGTTTGGTGGCAAACGTTCTGACGGAAAATTGATGAAAATAGCCTAATTTAAATCTTACATATTAATCAAGTCTTTCCCACCTTATTTTACGAGGTGGGCAGACTCTTTACATCCATAACAGTTGCGATTCGCAACACGAATAAAAAGACTATGAAAACAATAGATAAACTTGAAATTATACTTCAAAAAATGGAAGAACAAAATAATAGACTTGAACAGATATACGGCAAGCATCTCAAACTGATTGTATGCACTGGGAAAAGAAGTGAGAAGGTGAAATTTAAACATGAAGATTGAAATGCTATGTTTATAATTTATTTAGACAATATTCTAAATTGTAAACAAATGTGTCGTAATGTTTTGATTTGATTTTAAAAGTATATTACTTTGCTGAAAATAACCAAATTATTATAACTATATGAAAAAAGTATTATTTTTAATGATTGTTTCATTATTCAGTATGAATCTGAGTGCTCAAGTAATGAGAGCGGAAGAATTAGAAAAATATGCAAAGGAAAATTATGGTGATAAGTGGGTGGATGCGGCTGAAAATTTAGGTTCTTCATTGGTATTGGATAAGAATCAGAGTTTGACCTATGAGCAGATAATTAATTGTGGGGAACAGACTAAAGAGCAGTTATATATTACTTTAAACCATTGGTTTGCGGAATCTTTTAACGATGCGAACTCAGTAATTAAATTGAATGATAAGGATGCGGGAGTAATTATTGCTAAAGGATTTGTAGGAGGAATCGCTCAACATATTGGAGGAATGACAGCTTATAATGTTAACATCCACCCTGTTATAAAAGTTGATATTAAAGATAAAAAAATTCGTGTTACATATACGCTTCAATATTATGAGGTTGAGCAGAACATCGGAGGCGGATGGATGGGGGCTTTTTCTGCTGGTACAACAGGACAGCCTGCGGACACGACAAAGAAAACAGAAAAATGGGGTATAGAAACATGTTATCCTTTCAGCCCCAAAGATCAGCATAAGGCAAAGAAAACATCGTCTAAAGCATTGATTATGGCTCATGCATATTCCAATGTTATTATGGATAAAATAGAAGAAGCTGTGAAGAATGGTCTTGTGGGCAATGAAAATGATGATTGGTAATTTAAATAAATTATTTTTCACGGGGAGAAGTTTTTGCTTCTCCCTTTTTTATTTCCTCACCTTCATAATATCAATAAAATCACTATCTTTGCTCTTAGAAAGTGCATGAAGTCATGCACTACCCAAAACTTACGAAAAGACCATGGCAGGAGCAGAATTTAAAATTACTGATGCGATTGATCCTAACATCGTTAAGAAGTTAAATGAGATAAGGATTAATATTCAAACCACATCTTCCGAATATGCGAATTTCACAAAACAATTAAGTGATGGTATAAATTTTAAGCCGGGTAATCTAAGAGAATACCAGTCTAAAGTTGACAGTTATAATGCTACAATTACCAAATTATATGCTTCTCAAAATAGGTTGTCTGAATTACAGGCTAGTCAATTAAAGTTATTGACCGATATTTCCCGTAAGATAGAGCTTCTTACCAAGCCATTGAATACATTAGCAGACAAAATAACGGAAGTAAAAGTAAATTTGAGAGGTGCTTCCGAAGATCTGAAAAACGTGTCACAAGATGCGGAAAATGCTTCTGTTTCATTTCAAGAAGCATCTAAGAAAATATCCATGACTGCTGCTGATTTTGATTCAATCCGTCAGACGGTAAAGGCTTTTGATACACAAGCCTCCGAATTGAACAGTAGGTTAAGTGATAACAAAGAAACAATTTCAGCCTTAAGAACATCTCTGAGGGAATTATCAAAGGAGTATAAGAAAGGTGCTATCAGCGAAGAGGAATACAAGTCCAAAAGAGATGCTACGGTATCCCAGTTACGCATGCTGACAGAGCAGAATAAACAGTATTCGGCGATATTGAGAAATCATACGCAGGTAGCGATTGCCACAGCAGGAAGCTATAACGAGATGAAGGCTTCAATGCTTCAGTTGGAAAAGGAATATTATAACCTTTCACAAGCTGCACGCGAGGGAGCAAAAGGTATGGATATCTTGAACAATATCGGCAAGTTGAATCAACAATTAAAGGATATAGATGCACAGATGGGCAATTACCAACGTAATGTGGGTAATTATGCTTCGGGTTGGAATGGTCTTAATGTTTCCATACAACAGATTGCGAGAGAACTTCCGGCTTTGTCTGTTAGTGCCAATGCTTTCTTTCTTGCCATATCCAATAACCTTCCTGTATTTATTGATGAGTTAAAGAAAGCAAGGGGGGAATATGAACTTCTTAAGAAATCGGGGCAGACTGCTACACCTGTATTTAAACAGGTATTGAGTTCCCTTCTTAGTTGGCAGACGGCTTTAGTTGTTGGGATAACTCTTTTATCGAGTTATGGAGGTGAGATAACCAAATGGGTGGGTAGCCTGTTTGATGCGAGAAAAGAAATTGATTATCTAAAACAGCTTCAGGAGGATTTGAATAAAGCTCAAAAAGAAGGTGTGAAAAATGCCCAAGATGAAGCTGTTAAATTGGATATATTATATAGGGCTGCTGTCAATTTGAATAAACCTATGGGAGAGCGGAAAAAAGCCGTTGAGGAACTGAAGAAGCAATATCCTTCATACTTTAAAAATATAAGTGATGAAAACATTCTTGCAGGTAAAGCGGCTGATAGTTATCAAAGGTTATCTAATGCCATATTAGCTTCGGCTAAAGCTAGAGCTGTGCAAGATCGGCTTGTAGAACAGGCTAAACAAAAATTAGACTTGGAAGATCAGTTGGCAGAAAAAGAAGAAAAACGTGCGAAACTTGAATCTGCTAGAGATCAGATGAAAGCACAATATGAATCCAGTCAAGGGGCAGCTATGGATACAGCTAGAGACATGTATGGGAAGTTAAACAAGCAGGTTGAAGACTTGGATAAAGAAATAGGTTCTTTATTAAATCAGCTATATCAAGTAGATAAGGCTAGTAGAGATATGGCAAATTCTATTAACATTGGAGATGTTACATTTAATCCTCATTCTGCCGATAAAGCATCGGATGATTTAGCGCAATACATGGGGAATCTTAGGAATAAAATGGCTGACTTGTCCGTTTCTCTCATTAAAGATGAGCATGAACGTAATCTTGCTGCCATAGAGAAAGAATATAAAGACCAGATAGCAGCTGTAAAGGGATATTCTGAGGAAGAGAACAAACTTCGGGAAATGTTGGGCCAAGAGAGAATGCAGAAGATAGCGAAAGAGAATGAGGAATATGCTAAGAAGTTGGCAGAGGCTGAGAAAAAAAGGATCGAGGAAAAGAAAAAGTATACTGATGAGATGCTCAGACTGGAAGAGGAACAATCATCTCTCCGTATAGCAGCTACAAGTACTGGATATAAGGAACTTGAAAACATTATAACAGAAAATTACTCAAAAGGGCTGCTATCGCGAAAAGAATACGATGAAGCCATGCGTGAACTGGAGCGGAAAGCCGCAAACGAGCAATTACAGATACAGATAGATGCTGCTGAAAAAATGATTGAGATAGCGGAAGCATCGGGCGTGGTAAGCAAGCAACAAATTGAAATGCTGAGAGAATCCATAAAGGCTATGGAAGCAGAGATAGGTTCTATAAATGCGGATGATCAGTTGAAAAAAGCGGAAGAGCAACAGGATATCACACGAAGGAATTTTGAAGTGTTGAAAGGTTATTCTTCTGCATTGAAAGATCTTGCATCGGATATCGATAGCCCGTTTGCCGGTATATTTGATGGGATGGATAAGGGATTCAGTATTATGTCTGATAAGATATCGGGTGTTTGGAAAGAACTTACAGACGGTGAGAAGATGGAAAGAACTACCGAGATGTGGGCTTCTATGGTTAGTGGAATTGGTGAAATGATATCATCCATTTATGATCGCCAGATTGAAGCTATTGAGGCTGAACAGGAAGCGAATGAGAAAGCTGGTGAAGAGGAAATTTCCCGTATAGAGGTTTTAGAAGAAAGAGGTGCTATAACAACTGAAGAAGCCGAAGCGCGTAAACGTGCGGCGGAAGATAAAACGGCACAAAAGAATGCCGAATTGGAGAAGAAAAAAGCTGCATTAAGAACAAAACAGGCAAAGTTTGAGAAAGCTACCAGTATAGCTGAGGCGGCTATACAGATAGCAGGTGGTATTTTGCAGACGATAAAACAATTGGGCTTCCCTGCTGCAATACCTATGATAGCTGCTCTAGGTGCTATGGGAGCGATACAGCTTGCTACTATTATAGCGACTCCTATTCCGAAGTATGCCAAGGGTACTGATTCGCATAAAGGCGGATTGGCTGTAGTGGGTGATGGTGGTGTCCCTGAAACAATCGTTACTGAAAAAGGAGCGTATATTACTCCGTCTGTCCCTACTTTGGTTGACATCCCTAAAGGTGCGAAGGTTATACCTTATGCAGTGGATATGGACAGGATAAAGGCTCATGCAAATGATTTTGATGGTCTTATGGCATATAGAAGCGAAAACGATCTTCCTCCTGTATCAATAGTTAATGATTATAGTGAACTGGAGAAAAAGATAGGGCATCTGGAAAAATCACAGCAGATAGGATTTGCAAAATTAGCCAAGGCGATAAGAGAAAACAATTATCAGCAATTTTCAAAAAGTATCTGATTATGAGGTATACAAGTGACATATATGAACTTCCCTTGTCCGTTTTTATAGAGATTTATACCAATGATAGCAATACTATTGAATTTGACGGTGAGGACAAAGGGGCTGTATCGGCAAAAATTATCAATGACTATGTAGAAATTGTCGGGAGCAAACAGTTGTTCTCTGAGATATTGAATTGTAATGAGCGTATGAATCTTGCAATGACTGTGGAGTGCATGAAGGCATGTGAGAACATGATGAAGTTGAAAATGTATGATGAGGTGCGTGATATTCTGATGAAGATAGGTTATTCGTGTAAAAAAGGTGATGTAATGGCTATGAATGCTAGAATATCCGCATTAAATTCCCGTGCACAATATGATTTGGATAAGATAAGTAAGGAAAAGAATGAGGAACTGAAGGAGAAGCCTACAAAACGTGGATTTATAAATGAAGTTGTCGCTATTGGGAAGTATAATAAGATGTATATCAATCCGAAAGAATGGACCGCCGGATCTTATGCCTGTCTTGTAAGGCAGACATGTGACGAAATCGATGGGTTGAATCGTAAAATGAAATAATTATGTATTATCGATGTGAGTTACTTATAAATGGTCTGAAGTACAGGGTTACTGATGATCTTGAAAATTGGGACGAGGTGAAGGCTAGTTTCAAGAGAAATGACTATGACGGTGTTATCCGTACATTTTCCAACAAATTTTCTTTTGCTGGGGATGCTAGAAAATTGCTGTTAAAACAATATGATGAAGATTATTTGAATGCTTCTGCCTCAATAATAATAAGTACAAGAAATAACAGTTGGTTGTATAATGAACGGTTTAGTTGCGCTCTCAATTTTTCTACATTGCAGGATAATGGTCGTATCTTACAGATAAATGCCGTGGATGATAGCGTGGCGTCCATGATAAAGTCAAAAAAAGGAACTCAATATGAATATTCGGTCGAAGAGGTGAAAAGCCCCATTCCTCTTGTTTATGACGGACTTGAACTTTCAGAATCAGCAAAATGGATTCCTACAGGTGATACATTGGAAGACGATGACACTCTTATTAATGTTTATTTCAGCAAGAAAATGTCACCAATGCCAATATATATAACTGCCAGTGATTCCTTAATAAAGGGGTCTCTTGAATTTAATGATCAAACAGTAGGTGGTGATGATGTATATTCGATAAAGGCTCTGAAATCAATTAGGATAAATATAGAGTTTAATATTGATATGTTTGTGTTTAGGAAATATCAGTCTGGTGCTTTGGGATATGATGTAAGAGGTGTGAGGCTCCAGATTATGAAGATAAGTAATGAGATTGATAGTAATGGGGAAGCGGTGACTACGGAAACGGTGATAGGAAGTTTTGAACTTACGGCAGAATCAGAAACGCCAGTGGAAAAGAAGGTTTCGGAATCGTACAATATAAGTCTTTTGCATAATGATAAAATAATAGTGAGAGCTATGTATGTCAATGAGAAAGAAGAGATTGTACCTGTATTGCCGGATTTGCCATACAAAGTCTCAACATCAAGTTATTTTAAAGCATCATGGAAAAATCGAATAAACCCTGTTGAGATGGATGTTATAAAGCCCGATACATTGCTGAACAGATTGCTTAAAAGTATTAATGGAGAGAAAGATGGTTTGACTGGAGTGATTGAGGGGACAGGAGATAGAAGGCTTGATAATTGTATGCTCTTGGCGGCTGAATCAGCCCGTAAGATTTCTGGAGCCAAAATATATACATCCTTCACCAAATTTGCAAGCTGGATGAGTTATGTGTTTGGTTATGCTTACGACATATCCGGGAATACAGTAACTTTTCGGCATAGAAGCAAATACTTCTCGGATGATGTTGTCAAAAGGATAGATGATTTATCTGATTATGAGATGAAGGTTAATTCTGCATTGGTGTATTCTCGGATACGGATAGGCTTTGACAAACAGGATTACGACACGGCTAATGGAAAGGATGAGTTCCGTTTTACGAATGAATATACCACAGGCGTGACCATGACGGACAATAGCCTTGAAATGATATCTCCATACCGTGCGGACGCATACGGCATAGAGTTCCTTGCTGACAAGATAGGTGAAGATACTACAGACAACGAAAGTGACACTGATTTATTTATGGTAGGGGTAAAATCTGATTCGTCTGGACTTAAGTATATATTGAACAGGGATTATCTTATGGGTGGCGTTCTCAGCCCTGACACAATGTTCAATGCCATGTTTTCCCCTTCTTCTATGGTTTTGGCCAATGAAGCATACATCGGCTCATCTGTTGAGATGCTTACTTTTGCGTCATCAGATGGTAATAGTGATGTGGGTATTGATGGAATGGGGGAAAGTAGGGATATAATTCTTTCAAAAAGGATGTTTACTGTGGCGGAGGTGGAATTTGAGACTTCGGATGTGGAACTTCCGGAAGATCTTACAGGAATTGTTGAAATGGAATACCAAGGCAAAGTTGTACAGGGATATTATCAGCAGGCTGATTACAATTTTACAAAATCACAAAGTTCAAAGGTAACTTTGATCGTGAAAAATTTAAATTCGTTATAAAGATTCAAATTTTAATTGTTATATTTGCAATGAAAGCTTGTGAAGTCACAAGTTACTAGAAACTTACGAAAAGACTATGATATCAATCGGAGATGTTTGTCCGTTATTCTTTAAACCGCTGAAATATAAATATTCAAATGCTGGATGTTTCAGACAAGTATTTTCTGTGTCAGACAACATCCTGCTGCAAATCTTTTGTGATAACGGCGAAAAACCTTCAGCTTATTTGAATGATAAGATCGGCAATATTTCCTCCAAGATAACACTGCTTACTTATGATGTAAATGAAAGCATTAAGATGTATTATGCCTCATTATCTCCTTCGGAGGGGATATATACAGTAACTATAGGCGATAAAGAATGTGAGGAGTTCTGCGTGTGTGAGAATATAGGTGATTCTATTCTGATTGAATATTCCCATAAAGATAATAATTCTGCGTTTGATAATATATTCTGGATTGATGAGGTTCGGCAGATGTTCCAGTTCAGAATAATAGGAGGATTCAAGCCGGATGGGGTGGAGTTGAAAGTTGAAAACGAACAGTTTGTGAATCAGAAGCAGGAGATAATAGAAATGTATTCTCTCCCTTATAAAACATTTGATTTTGTTTTCGGGACAAGTTGTGGCGTTCCGTATTATATAGCGGAGTTTATAAATAAGGTACTTTGCCTTTCTCACGTCAGCATAAACGGTAATTTGTTTGTACGGGAAGGGGATTCTGTCCCGGAAAAGATTGATACAATAGGTAAGAAACAGATGTTTATATATAAAGTGACTTTACGCCCTAGACAAAATGATATCGCCGGGATCGGAGGCAAAACTGAGATTACAACTTCATCTTCAGGCATCGCGTTTTTACTAACTAATCCCGAAGAGGACGATGTGTTGAAATATAAGAAGGCGAAAGCTGCTTTTGTTAATGAAAATTACGTGTAATCATGGCTAGAAATCATCCTATAAAGATATTGTGGTACGGTTCGGAAACGGATGATGAAGGAAATCCGATTATACCGAAAATATCCCCGTCATTTGAAAAGCGACTGGAAGGGTTGAATGAGGGGGAGATATACATACATAATGATGATAATAATCCTTCTATTTACATAAGAACCAATAAAGACAGGGTTGTTGCCATATCGGGAGGTGCAAATATAGAGGAACTTTCCAAATACTTTCTTCGTAAAGATAAGGAAGACACTGCCAACGGTCTTATCACTTTCTTAAAGGGTTTACTTATAGGTAAAAACGGTAGTGGAATTACTGTGCTTGAAAACGGTATGTCACAGGCTGTTGTTGATTATCTGTATGTCAAGGTCAAAGCCGTTTTTGACGAGCTTGAAGTAAAGAAGAAAACGTATGTGGGTGGCGAGCAGGTGATTTCCCATGCAGGTATGAAATGCAACCGTGTAGATGAGTTGGATGATGTTTACCGTTGTTATTTCAAGGAAGAGGAAGACGGAATTGAGATAGAGAACCAGTTTACTCCGGGATCTCTTGCCATAGCCCAGGAGTGCAATATCAAGACAGGCGTTTCTCATCATGTCGGCAACCGCTATTACTGGCGGTTGGTCACAGCAGTGGGTGAGAACTATATAGACTTGTCCAAGACCGTATGTGATCCTAATGTCGAGAACGATGTTCCGGTGGCAGGTGATGATATCGTGGGATTAGGTCATAAGACCGATATGACCCGACAGGCGGCGATAATTCTCTCTTCGGTGAACGAAGTTTCTCCGTCCATCATCATGTATCAGGGTATTAATGATTTTACCTTGACCGGGAAAGACGTTATTTCTTTTGATTTTGACAAATCTACTGGCAAGGCACGGATGAAGGTGTACGGAGATACGTATATTGGTGACAAGGACCGGACCACTTACATGGAATACACTCAGGATAAAGGTGTGGATATCAAGGGTATGTTCCACATCGAGCAGGGTTCTACCGGATGGCGAAATATGGAAGGTCTTCCGGATGAGATACAGGCTGCTGCAGATCTTGCCCAAGATGCTAAGGATGCGATAGATAACGCCGCCGTTGGCAGTGTAAATCTGTTGCGCAATTCCGGGTTTACTGGAGATTACGAAACGGAGGAACTGTCTGCAACTACCGAGTTATCAGCGGCCACCGAGCTATACAGCAAGCAACTCAAGCATTGGACGGGTGTGGCTACCGTATCCTCGGACAGTGCTGCCGGCTCTGGGTATTCTGCATCAATCGGTAGTTTGTCTCAGTCTGTATCATTAATTAAAGGAGAAAGTTATGTTATCAGCTATAAAGCAAAGGGTACGTCTGTGTCTGTTTCGTGTGGTGATTTCAGCACAACTCAGCCTCTCACATCCTCTTATCAGAGATATATCCATAAGATTACCTTCAATGGCAGTGGTATATTTCTTATCAGTGGTACCGCAACCGTTTGTGACCTTCAATTAGAGCGTGGAACCATCGCTACCGATTGGAAGCCGTCCATTTTGGATAACGACAAGGCAACAGCCGGTTTTCAGTCAATCAATTATATCGCCAGCGCGATTAAGGATGGATCTGTGGATATCCTTGGCGGTTTGATATTGGCCAATATGATTCAATTGGGTAATTACAAGAACGGCAAGTTACAGAAGGTCACAGCCGGAGTTAGCGGCATATACAATGATGATGATGATGTGGCATTTTGGGCAGGAGGAAAACTTGAACAGGCGATTCTTACCGTGATGAGGTTCCGTAATGATCCTAATTACCAACCTACCGATAAAGAATGGGAGAACATGGCGAATTTCGTTGTCGCTCATGGTGGTGATGTGTTCTTAAGAGGATATATCTATGCTTTGGGCGGATATTTCCGGGGAAAAGTTGAAATAGCCAATGGCAAGATACTGTTGAATGAGGATGGTTCCGGGCAGCTTGCCAATGGGAACATTAAATGGGATGCAGAGGGAAATCCTGAATTTGTTGGAAAAGTAAAAGTCAAGTCTTCAAATGGCTATACAATAAGCATTGAGCCGGAAAATGAATATGGAATCCCCTCAATAGAGATGCGTGATAATACGAACGCCTCCCTGATAGATATATCATGCATATACGGACTGAAAGGGTTGATTCCCATGGTTTCTATGTTTGACCCGAATAGTAATGATGTTTTGTATTTCCGCCCGGATAGTATGGTTGCGGAGCAAAAAGGAAGTGACGGTTATATATATCAGACTCAGATAATGGGAGGACGCATAATTATGGTTAAAGGTTCTGAGATTGTATGGGATCAAAACCAATTGCCCAAATAAAATGAAGTGATATGGAACTTAATTCAATAAATAAAACAGGTACTTGGAGTGAGGCGGTAGATCGTCTTAACAACAACTTCAGCAAGACCTCCACTGAAGTGGAGAAGGTCAAGCAGAACGCTATACGCAACAAGGGATTGTTTTCGACAGTAGAAGCATTGCAGGCTGCTGTCCCATCTCCTGTTGTGGGTGACTGGGCAGTTGTGGGGGATACCATACCGGGTCCTCTGTATCAATGTAAGACGAGAGGTGTTTGGAGCGAAACAGGAACAATCGGAGGCGGTGGAAGTGTTGACCTTTCCGGCATCTTGACAGCCGAGGAGATAGATGATGTAACATCAATATTATAGCTATGAAAATTAATTACCAGTCTGATTTTAAAATTATAGAGAAGAACCTGAATGGAGACATATCAACTCCCTTCCGGTTTACTTACTTCAATCCGTTTAAGGGAAAGTTTATAGCCTCCTTTGACGGACAAGAGTATGTGGGTTGCAGCCGTATGGAAGATGGCAGTCTGCTTGTTGCTTTTGATAACCCTGGTTTCTCCCCCGGTATATTGAAGGTCAAGCGAGAATACTTCATCTCTGATACCGACTTTAGGGATGGCATCTGCAACCTTGTATCTATTGAAGATACAGGGATTGTGCTGACTACCGGAAAGACGGATGAGAGCACAGCAGAGAACATGCCCTATCCGGATTATGCCGCATACAATGCGGTGCAGAGCATATCTCTGTCAGATCAGGAGTATGATGATGTGCTGAGTGATTTTAATAGTTAATAAATAATTACATAAAATAACAACAGTCCAAGTTCCGGCGGAACTTAGGCTAAAACAGGAGATATTATGGTAAAAATGCATAAACTGACGAAGGGCGGACAAACCATTTACCCAGCTACCATCTATGATGCGGTGGTCAATCCAAAGACGCGTAAGAGCTTGACTACGGAAATATCTGATTTAGACGTTGGATTAACTTCTATTAAAAACAAGACAGAAGGTATTTATAATACGATTGACCAGATAACAGATAAAACAATAGCTAAAATTGTAGGGTCCGATTTTAACGAAACGTATGTAACATCATGGGGACAAGGTGGCATATCCACTACGACTGGCGCTATTGAAGAGGGAGGCAAAACAAGAATACATTCAGATCTTATAAATACAGGTGTTGACATTTCAATAGAAAGTGGATATAGATATTATATAATTTATTACAATGAAAATGGGTCTTTTGCTGCTAAAGATAGCAATTGGAAAACTGATAAAAGCACAACATCAACATCTTATAAGAAATTTCGTATCATGGTTTCTTTGATTAAAGAAGCCACTATAGATATAGAATCAGGGAAACGGGTTACTATAAGTAAATTATATCAAAATGAGGCGTTATGCCCAGATATCAACATGTTCAATAAAACGGTTGAACAGATAACTGATGAAACAAAACAAATTGCACAATCATACAATGATTTGAGTAATGAAATGGAACGCAACCTAACCGAGATTAAGGGTGGCAATTATATGGAAAAACAGGATCTATTGTGCGTACAAGGGAGTATCAATTCGCAAAGCGGTATACTACAACCAGGTGGGACCAATAGAGTCTATACCAAGATAATTAATACAGGAACTGATATCATTATCAAGACCGGTTATAGAATATATGTCATGTTTTATAATGACCCTGCCGGTGAGTCTTTCAATTCAAAAGATGGTAATTGGAATACTGTATATACTACCATTCCCACAAAAACCCAATATTGCAGATTGATGATCGCTAAAATTGATGATACGGACTTGTCCCCATCGGATGCATCTGAGAATGTTCTGGTAGGGGATTTGACCAGTTATCCTTCAATGTTTATGCCATTAGTGAATTTGAGCACTAATCCTGCCGGATCATTTATGGCAAAAGATGATTTATTGACTTTATTTTTTTACTTAAGGGATAATCAAAGAAAAAAATACGTAACATCATTATCTAAGACCTATTATGTAAGTACAGTCAATGGCTTGGATACCAATGATGGTTTGTCTGACTCAACTCCGTTGAAGACTTTGAATAAAGCCGATGAACTGATGACCGATGGGGACACGGTCCTTATTGAACGAGGAAGTATATTTAATACAGAGGTACAAGTCTTGTCTAAAGAAGGAATCAGAGTGGATTGTTATGGCGACATGTCCAAGGATAAACCTTTGTTTTTGAATTTGCAGACAATACCGACCGTATCTATATCAGATATTAGCTCTGTTAATGACATTGAGTCTTTGGATAAATTATACAAACTGCGCGGCTATAGTAACATTTATGTTCTAAAGCATCACTATGGTTCGGGCAGCAAGGCCAGATTTGTTTGTCAGGTATTTTTAGACGGGAAAAGAAATGGATGGTGGCTTGACGCACAGAAAAAGTCCAGTTCGGATGCCATGGACTGGCTAGAAAACAATCCGGGTAGCTCCTATTGGTTCAGCGGATACGATTCAGAGTCATGGGGGGAAGGGGATTATTATATATATTTATCAACAACCGATATTGCAGGAAAAATAGTGGAGATAACTCATGAAGTGACAGAGATTGGGAAAAAAGGACAAAAACTGCAAATCACCCAATATGCTTCTGATATTCGTAATATCGTTTTTCGAGGTGGTGACTCTACAGACGGTACTGTTATTCCTAATGGATTTTATGAGGGGGTAGAAAGTTTGGATTTTGGTAGACATGGTTTTCTGTTTAACAGGTCTGCGGCTCCCCATACTCACATGATGCTGAATTGCAGAGCAGTATCAAGAAGTGGAGCAAATGGAGAGTATTATCATCACATGTATTATAATTACCATTATTATGGAGAACTATTGGCATTTATCGGTTGTGAGGCCATAGGCAGACATGAATATCTTGGTACTGCATTTGCCGGGCATGGCACAAGTTCGGTAACAGGGATGCCTTTCGATGCCATGTATCTGTATGACTGCTACTGCGAGGGTGTTAATGTGGTTGTCGGTGCCAATGGAGCGCAAATGAATTATTTAAGGAATATAAGAGTTAAGGAGGTTGGACATATTTGCATACGTACACAGGGATTACATGCAGTAGGTATTTTCGGAACATTGTATCCCCCGCAAAATAATTGGAATGAACCTGTATTCGCTGAACCAATCGGTTATAATGTCTTAAAAAATATACGTATAAGGAGTCGAACAGGAATGGGGACATTACTTATTTATAAAGACTCTGCGAACAAAGATGCAGGAAAGGTGGTTTTTGAAAACGCTACAATTATAGTGGAAAGTGAAGGGAAACAGGCTCCTGTATATAAATTTGGGGCGACTCTGTTTAGATTGGCTGACAATATATCTGTTGTTTTCAATAGGTCATTCGTTGCTGTAGATAATGGGCTGGAAACCACATCCTCCATGTTGTGGGATAACGAAACGACACCAGACATAGAGTTTATAGATTCAGAGCTATACGGTATCAAGGATAATCGTTTGCACAGCGATGATAAAAATTCATATTTCTATGAGAGTATGGATGGGATTTTTTCAAAAATCAACAATCTAACAAAATTAAGTTATGTTGAAGATAACTGTATATTCAATTTGTAAAGTATGACTCAGAATATTTGAAATTTCATAAAGCATATACTATGATGTAAGGGCTGATCTTGGTGTGGTCAGCCCTCTACCCCTAGAACCATTCTGCATTTGGGTGTACTTCTACGGACAGACGGAACATTATTTTAGTGATTAACTTTTTAATTATCATAATTTTACATTTTTGTATCTTCGATGTAAGGATTGGTTAGATCCATAAGAACATATTGAATTAAAGCATCAATAACAACGTTAGCTATCTTCATGCCTCCTGCGGAATTTGGATGAACCTGGTCTTGCAGATACGTTGTGATATTAAGCGTTGATATTCCACTTAATGCATTTACATCAATTACGGGGACGGAATATATTGCACATACTTCTCTTATCACACTCCCGTAATCTTGTATCGTTAATCCTATATTATTTTTATAAGGATAATCAGCATTATTATGAGAGTTGTAAAAATTATGTGGTATGCAAGCGAATATCTTGGCATCCGGCAATCTTTTGATAATCTTTCTCAACATTAGCCCATAGGCGTATTTTAAATGAGTTTCGTCCTGATCGTCAAGCTCCCCGATTTGGGCATTTGCCGTAATATCATTAGCGGAGGCATATATGACTAATACATCCGTATCGGTCGGAATAGTATTTATTCGCCCGTCACCACACATATTATCCTGTATAGTGATAGTTCCTTCTTCGGGATGAGCGGCATTATAGTAGCCATTTTCGTCCACTTTCTTGGTTTGTGGGGAAATGGATGTAACCTTGGAGCCTCCGATACCTCGGCAATAATGTGTTGAGAATTGAAGATATTTCCACACATACTTCTGCCACGAGATCAGTTCTACGATCGAGTCTCCAAATGAACAAAACTTCTTCCCTTTATACGCCATATTGATTATTTCATCTCTATCTAACTTTACATTTCTCACATTTTGCGGGTTGCAAGGGTAATAATTCAACGAGACAAACGGGGAGTCCACACTGTTGAAATTAAAAATTATATATTCCCAATTTTTTTCGCCTGTCATCACTTCCCTAAAGGTTTTTGTTTGACTGCCCCTATACCCAATCCACGTACCATCTGCTGCATACACGGCGACTGAAAATGCATTGGTAAATACAGATGTTATGTTGTCAACGACTCTGATCAATCGTGTAGTATTATAAGCTTCGTTTGACTGTAACGATCCATTTACATTGTTATAACCATCAATAAGGTTATCATTTGTTATCAGATTTTTATCTAAATAAGTTTCAGGAAGCTGTGTTATACCGAATTCAAGCGGAATAAAATTCTCATTGAATGATAGATAATAAAAATCTCTTGCGTTATTATTCCAAGCCCTGCAATATGATGCTTCTGATGGTATCTCTCTTTTTGAAATATTCTTTCCCGTTGAAGCACCCATATTAACCGTGCCAAGCAGCGTGCCATTATCTCTATAAAAATAAACCGAATATGCATTGGTATAGATATACTCTTCTCCTGCCGGTATATCAATTCTTTCTATAACAATCCCATTTCCATTTACAATATTTCCGACTCCGTCTATTGTTTTATTGGCGAGCAAAAGTTCATCATATACCTTGTTGATTGACACATCCTGCAACATGTGTCGTATTGTCATCAAGTCGTTTTTAACCTCTTCAAGAGAGTCAATGGTTAATACTTCGATCCAATTCTTGTCATTTATCCAATTTGAATTCTCTACACTATCAGATTTATATATTTCAATTGTAAACCTGTCTTCGTTTTGATACGATACGAAAAAAATCTCCTATCACATTGGGGGATTTTGATCCACATGATTTACATACACTTTTCGACAAAGTAGTAAGGAAATAAAAAAAACAGAGGCGGATTTCTCCGCCTCTTCACTATACAGTGGCTGTATAGAAATACTAATTTGTGAGCAAATCACAATGACATTTTTAATGTCGTTTCAATCCACGCACCGAAGTGCGACTAACATCGTTGATGTCCGATGCAAAGGTGCAACTTTTTGAAATAACGAGCAACAAATTATAAATGTTATAAAACATATTAATTATGGCAAGAAGACGATCTATTACCCTAGATCAAGAGTCTAGGGTATTGTCCTTGTACAAAGCAGGGATGGCTATCAAGGAGATAATGAAGGAAACAAATATAAAGTCTGAGCAAACGATATATAGGATATTGGACAGCAATGATGTGCCAAGACGTCCCAAGGTTAGAGGTGTAAGAAAAATATTTGTTACGATAGAGGAGGATGTAGCTGCTATCTTGGATAAGGAGCAATCAGTATCATTATATGTCAATGAGGCTATAAGATACTATCACGGTAACCGGCATTAATTGCCGGTTATTTTTTTTATTAAAACTATATTTAAAATCACGTTTTGAATCGTGTTGTTTAGATAAATTAAAGTCATATCATTTCGCAATACCCTAAAAATACCCACGAGAAGGAAAATATTAAAAATATACCAATACTTTTTGTATAACACCCGATGTTTTTTTATCAAAGCTTTGATATATCTTAAAAATATACCAATTATATATTATATTTTTTCGATACGTAATAAGACAGTGCTGCTACAGAATAAATTGCAGCGCAATCATCTGAACCATTATAGTCCAATATCCCATCCATAAACTCATTGTATTGCGGGATCTCATCATAGTCTGCACGAAACATCACATTATTTTTGATAAAATCCAGAAAAGCAGATACCCTAGCATCTGTTCCCATATTTTTAGGCATAATTCTGACATCATATCTATCCCTTAAGCCCCGTGCTATGGGGAAATAATTTTTCTCACTTTCAAACAACACTTCCACAGGAGATATGCCCTCTAAAAATGACAGGAGAACAGTCTCATCAAATGATCCTGTATATGTCACATTATCTATATATATTCCCTCATTTACATAGCACGAAACGATAATGAACTTTCCGGCATATTCGGGAAGAACATATACAAGTCTTGTCCCCTGAATATTTTTAGACATATCAAAATATCTCATATCTTTATTTTCCTGTTTAATTTTACTTCGTTTCCTTTTCAAAGAGAAACGAGTATATTCATCCTTGAATACCCATACAGTAATATATCGCAGACAATCCACCAAGTGACCGTATCTCTCATAAGACTGTCCTGTAATCTTATCCTTTACTCTTTTTTTCAGCACCCCTCCATTAACGTCCTTCTTGGCATTGTTATAATCGACTATCGAGTTTTTACATCCATCATCTACCGAAAATGACATACCCGAGCCTCCATCGAGCATGTAGTTTACAAATTCACCTGACATCGGTACGGACGGGTTAGAAGCCGGTATCCTCTCCTCAACATGGTAATCGCTTTCCAGCCCTTCCACGAACTTATCAAGAAACGATCTCTTCTCTTCGTCTATAGTGTTCCCGTTTTTTGTCGAAGCATCTCCGTACAGATACAGCATATCATTATACCTTATTGATTTCAGGTAATCTACCGCCATTTTTGAAGCCTGTGTTACCGTGTTGAACGGATCACTGGCGCATATCTCGTTAAACTGCCTTATACTACTTCCATCCACCTGGAAAAATGATATTGAAATATAAGGGAGCACATTGTTATCAATTGATATATGAACCGGCATCCCTTTAATGTAGTGTGTCGTTTTTATGTGTTTGTTTGAATCAAATGCATACAGGAACTCTCCTCCTGTCTTAATGCTTCCCCATTCTCCCAATGCGTATACCCTGTAGTAATTATAATCATGATCCTTGTACCATTGGTAATTAGATATCGTCTGTCTGTCATAGTATCCATACTTCCCGTCCGGAGAACCTACTACCCAGAAGTTGTTCTTATACGAAGAATGCAGCTCTACCGTATCCGATGGATATCTTTCCATTTTTCCCGTACGCTCATTAGCTATCATTCTAGATTTATTATATCTCTTTCCTAATATCCGGCTATAATCCTTAGGTAATAAACTCCTTTTTATCGGATATCTTACTTTCCCGTACAAATCATTCGGATGCTCATCCCACTCGTATGTATCAAGGATCTTGGTTTTTATCCACGAGTCCTCTGATACTGGATTAAAGTTGCATATAATCTGTAGGCCCTCCTTTCCTCGTAGGCGGAAACGTATTTGTGTGAAATCCTCATATTCAAACTCAGTGGCCTCTTCCATCACTATCCAGCGATATCCTGTGATAGACTTTATCTTCTCGGGATCGTCCAATCCTGTAAAATCGATTTTGCAACCATTTATACAGGTTATATTATTTTCCTTTGGAGCGAAAAACTGACTCAATTGAAGAGCTTTCATTTGGGTCTTAAACTCTTCATATACCGTATTCTTAAGACTGGCTCCAACTTTTCTCACAACGAGAGCCGAACCCTCTCCGGAGAATACAGACAACAACACGGATTGTGTCGTAGATACAGATTTCCCTGATGAGGAACCACCTCTGTTTATAATATACCGGATATCCTTGTCATGCATCGCCTCACGGATATGCCAAAACAGGGGATTAAACAATTTATACGAGAACACCATCTCTATCATTGCTCGTCCCCAATTATCATGCGCACATTGGTACTGACATCACTTTTTACTGGAGCATCCCATCCAAGCATCTTGCTTATCTGTGTAATGGCGGCTATTTTGCTATATAGCCGTATCTCTACTCCATATTGAGTATTCTTAATCGATTGGATGCAACATCGGACTGGTTTTGGTATATCATCAAGAGAACGGACAATAAACGTATCTTTACTTTTTAATTGAAGATCTATAGGGTCTACATTTACCACATTTGTAAGAAAACGCAATGCATCTTCCTTCTTCATGTCAGACTTTTTTAAGATATCAGCCTGCAATTCATTTACACGGGATGCGACAGATGGATTTCTCAGCAATTCAAATGCACGCTTACTAACGACCCCATCCTTCCATCCAATACTATTAGGGTAAGCTTTCCGATATGCATCTGTAGCATTACCTGTTTCTATATAATAATGACAGAAATTTTCTCTATTTGCTACGAGTTTTTTCCCCATAAAAGTCTTTTCGTCCGAAGAACGTACCGTGCTCCTTTACACGGAAACATTATAATTCAAAGTTACAAAAAATCTGAATAAAAACAAAACTTGTCATTTAATTCATTTTCTTAAAAGTTCTTTATCATGTAAACCGTGATCACAAGCTGTCTTATAAGCTCGATCCCGTAGTTCGTTCAAATTAATATTATTCATTGTCTATTTTTTTATAATCCTTACATCCATTACGATAAAAACCACCATCATATAAATCACTGTAACCATGGTTCACTTTAAACCGAAGAGGATGGTTTAGCGCACAAAGATCACTATAGTGCTGTTTAGCTGATTCTTCAATTACTTTCTCCATCTCATCATCATCTAATACCCTTTCGTCCGGTTTAAAATTCTTGCATGTATCACAGTAACGGATAGGTTTACGTTCTCCTTTTTTCCCTGAAGGCTTTTTAAACCCTTTTAGCCAACAGCTTTCGTCTTTGATAGGGCAACATCTACAGTAATCATCAATATCGTAAAATTGACAGTAACCGTCACAGAACCATTCTCGAAACTCTGTAAGCATTTTCTCTTTTATAAGTTCTTCCTTCATTTCCTTATTCCTAATTTAATTTCTTCATCCTTGATTATTTTCCCAATCTTATCGGCTTCCTCATATCGTTCCTCCCTTATCAACTTTCTTTGCAGCTCCGAGAGCTGGTTAAGGAAAACAATATCGTTACGATCTGACACATGACGGACATATCTTTCTATCTCATCCAGCTTATTCTCCATGCGTATATGCCACTTGCTTACCAAAATTAAAGTAAATGCCAGAGCACAAACATTTAATGAGGCAAGGATGAATTTAAATATTGATTCTGCTATTTCCATAATCATATAAGTTTTAATGCTTCTTGTAATCCAGATTCAAGTGCTTCCTCGTAGGTATTATAACGGATAATAGGTCTGTCAGACAATCCTACAAAATCATGGTTAGGAATTGTTAGTATATCATATATCCAATAATTTCCATACATATAGGATATTTCGATATGCAGGTTCTTAGTTTCACGAAGCCACTTTTGGGCAACATACAACACTGGACACAAAAATTCAACTGGTTCGTTATCTATTTCCGTACAACATGACATACTTTGCGGAATGTCGTATCTTCTAATAATATTATCGCAACTTATTGTGTGTTCACACTTCCAATTAAACCCTTTCTCTTTCAGCAACTTCGCTGTTTCTAATGTTACAAATTCTTCGGTCATGACTATTCTCCTTTCTTCTTTTCACATTCTTCACAATGTAATTTATAAGCATGGGCAAACATCTTTAACGTAACAGGCTCAAAGTGAAAATCTGCCTGTTTCCCTTCTATGACAACTGAAACACATAATTGGCCATCGCAAAAATCAATATATGCCTCACCACCTCCATCTCCGTTAATGGAAAGTGTTTGTGTCTGTACGCTATTCATAATTATTCTCCTTTAATCTTTTAATTAGGGCATCAGCGCAATTAAGCGAATATTTAGCGACTACATCAGAATTAACACCATAGTCGTTTGCTATAACAATTTTAATAATGTCTTTTGCCAATTCGTACCTACGTTGTTCCCAATCAATGTTTTCACTAAAAAAATTAAGTTCTGACACCTTGATATACATGTTTCCCACCAATGCAGTACCATCATCATATAAATCCTTAATCTCTACAATTTCTCCAGTTGATTTTATTCTTGCTTTCATTGTTCCTCCTTTGTTTTAAAGTGTTCAATCAGTTCGTCTACAGTAGCCTTGTGAACGGTATCTATATTAACATCAATATCATTGTAAACCCAATAGGAAGAGAACTTGATTGCAGGACACATAATCTTACATTATGAGCATCTATCACTTTAATAATAAAATCGCCAACCACGTAGGTTGATATGTTATTCAGTTCTTGTTGTATCATAACTCACACGTTTTAAAATCTTCATCACACTCTAAACACTCCCATTCATATTCAGGGTTTCTACTTGGCACCAGCCTACTGCCGCATTGGGGACAGGCCGGGAGCAGGCCTTTGATGAATCCAACCTCAATGCCAATTCGCTCTCCGTCATGTATAGCATCAGCCATTTGCAGATCCGTTTCTACCATTGTTTCACTGTCATCATTATGCAGTACATACAATGTGGCGAGGTTGGCTTTCCACATCTCCATTGCATAATTGTCTGGTACTACCAACCAAACAAATCCATCTTTAGTTACTTTCGTTTCCATTGTAGTATCTATATTTACTCAATCTTTTCATATCTCAATCTGTATTAAATCTAATTTAATAGCTTCAACTTTCTTAATACATCTACCATCAGGGGTAGTTACTGTGAATCCTCCATATCCTTTTGATACGGAAACTATTTCACCCACATCAATCTTTGAAACAAGAGATTGTATAGTTTCTAAAACCTTTGCCTGCTTTTTTTCAAAAAAAGAGGCTGGTTTTCTTTTCAGGAATATCATATTCATTTCTATATCGTTATTCGTTAATTGGCAGTTTCATAAAGCACATCCATATTGTCTTGCTCTGCCTTCCAGTGGTATGCCCAAATAAAGGTTTAAAAGGGATAACAGACAAAACTTCCACAGCTTTTATCTCACTCTCATTCCATTTGAATACAAGCGTGCCGTTAGGCTTCAAGACGCGCATACACTCAGTAAATCCATCGTGTATTAGTGACTGCCAGTCTTTCGGCAGTTTTCCGTACTTTTTAGCCATCCATGAGGTTCCACCAAGTGTTTTTAGATGAGGTGGGTCAAATACCACCATGTAGAAAGAATTGTCCTCAAACGGCAAGTGGGTGAAATCTGCTATTATATCCGGTTTTATCTCTATGGTTCTGATCTTATCTCTATCCTTGGCTGTTACTATCTCTGATCTCTTATCAACGAATAAGGCAAGAGGATTATGTTTGTCAAACCAAAACATCCTACTGCCGCAACAGGCATCTAATATTATTTTTGTTTCACTCATTTCTGTTCCGTTATGATTCTGATAAATATTTTATTAAACTCTTTTTGTTTCTAAAAAGCCTTTTATCCCATTGTGGATAATTATTTCTTGGTACACTTACACCGTCAGATAGTTTGTAAACCATCAAAAAGCTATGATCCTCATAGGATATTTCAATAGTTATTTTGCCAACGGTGGTATGATATATTTTGTCACCACTTAGGTAACATACACTATCACCTACATTAAACTCTGTGTCTATATTCATATCTATATCTATTTTGAATTATTTTTTTATAACTACCGCCATTGTACTAATAGAAGTGCCACTCTCTTTAAACTCGCCTGCGCTGATTTCAAACACTTCTCCATGTACTTCTTTCAGCCAGTTTCGGAAATCAATACATTTCTTTTCCGAAGCGAATTTCCAGTGTTGGCTAGTTATTGCCGCAAGCGTGCCGCCTTCTTCCAACCGATCATACATAAGCTTTACATGAGCTATATCCTGATTACCGGAAAATGGAGGATTGGCAATAATCTTAGTGTAATGCCCTACACTGTCTTTCGTAAAATCTTCATCAAGCAGTATCACATTTTCCAACGAATGCAAAAACTCTCTGTTTTCCGGCATCAGTTCATAGCATTCCACTGTTACAGAAGGACAAGCTCGATGAATGGCTTTAATGAGAGCACCGCGGCCGGCACTCGGTTCCAGTACCGTATCATTTTCATGTATTCCGCCGGCAAGCATAACCAGCCAGTCCGCCACCTCAGCCGGCGTTTCAAAAAACTGGTATTCCTGCTGAAGATTACAGCGCTTCCCTTCTTTAAGAATTGAGAACACCCTCTCCGGATTGAACGGGAATGTAAACCCTTGAGCCTTTCCACCCTGCCAAGATCCGCCGGCTTCTTCAATCCATTTCTTAGCCTCGGCATACGATTTCTTATTGAACTGCACATTGGGAAGTTTCAACAAACCGTTCTCCAAGGTACAATGCCGCAGTATCTCTTCAACGCTCCAGTTCTTCCCACTGTCAGCTGTACCTTTCTTGCTTTCTTTATTCTCCTCAATGCCTAACAGTCTGTGTAATGATTTTTGTACACCGATAGCAATGGAGGCATTGACTGACATCCACTCCAGTATGGCTGTCAGAAACTCGGTGTCTACATGTCCAGTCTCGTCATAAATGGTTTCCTTGTCAATCAGGGTCGGAAGCTGCTTAAATGGTTCAAGGCTACCATGTAACGTTTCGATTAAAATCTCTTTTTTGCTCGTCATAACTTTTCTGTAAATAAATTCTTGTTGTGTCTACACTTCCATGACCGAGAAGATCGGCCAGTTGAATAACATCTTTGTTTTTTTTCAGGAACATTTTAGCGAAAAAATGTCGGAAGGCATGCGCGTGCATTTTTTTTGAATCGATACCACAATGTTTACCCCATGCTTTCAGGTGTTGTGAAAAACCTCTCTGAGTCAACGGTCCGTATCTCCCGACAGCAAGAGTACCGGACTTGCCTGTCTCCTTTATATAGTCCTTCACCTCCTGTTGTAATTGCTTCTGGAAAAAGAAACGCCGATACTTGTTTCCTTTCCCTTTCAAAACAACCTCGCCAATTGCTATATCCTCCCATGTGAATTGCTGAAACTCCGAGAGCCGGGCTCCTGTAGTACCCAATACCTTGATGAAGAAATAGTAATCCTTGTTGAGTTTTGTTTTCAGATACTCCAGTAACCGATTATATTCATTCTCGGTAGGAACATTAGAAATATCCAGCTTACGTTTCATTTTAGGTCTCTTTAATTCTATCGGCTTTTTCATCCATTTAGAGAACTTTTCAATGGCTGTAATACGTAACCGGATGGTAGCGGGAGATAATTTTTCTTCTTCGAGACTTTTTATAAACCCCCTGCAATTATCCATGTTTACCTCATTGGCATACTCGAAATACTTCTTCATTGATGTGTAATATATATAAACTGTATGAGAAGAGTAATCATTGTTGTCAGTCAGCCATATAATGAAATCATTAAGTTGTTTCTTGTTCTTATCCGAAATGACATCAAGTTTTTCCAAAGGTTTCACCGCCTTTTCCCTTTTCCCATATCCGATGTTGAGAAAGGATAATAGATCGCATATAGCTGAACACATTAATGAATGACGCACCATGACATCAGCATTTTCACGTTTGTAATTCAAATAGCCACGGCGGTTCACTTCTTTGGCCATTTCTAAAAAATCCGTGACATGCTTGATATATTTCCCGACAGTATCATAAGTCCTGCCTGTTGTGTATAAGTAAGAAATATAATCAGTTAATATCTTCTGCCTATCATTATTCATAATCTTGTTTAATTAAATTATACCAATCATTGCTATCTTCAAAAAAACATCTGTATCCATTAGCCGTATGTTTGCCTCTCACTTTCCGACATATAGCACTGATCAAAGAAGGAGCCACGCCAATCATCTTACCAGCCATTTGTATCGAAGGGAATACTCCACATAATTTCTCATCCTTTATCAAAACAACGCTCTTTTTATTCATGCCTGCACCAGTCTTATGCCAAGCCCCACGTCCTTTAGACAGATTTTTTATACTTCTGGCCTTGGAACGTTTTGAATGATAAACCATTTTACGACCCTTGTTGTGAGAAACACAACCCTTTAAAAATCGTCCGGTAATAAAGTCTCTCTCAAATCGCTCAGGCGGTATATATAATTCACTCATATCTTTCTTTGATTAATTCAAACCAAGCAGCTTCTTAGTTGTGTCAATGTCTATATAATTTATCCAGCCAGCTTTGTGCAATTCAATAGCAGCTTCTCTGATTGTTATATTACCAGATTCGATTTTTTCTTCTAGTGAATTAAGGATATTCTTAATCCTTAATGCTTTCATCTCAATTGTTTCCATTCTTATTTGTTTTGAACCATTTTCCTGATGTCAGGTAAATGGTAATTATTATCAATTAAATTCTTATTGTAATATCAGCAAGCTGTTAATCAACTTCCACTAACTCACCGTTTTCCAGTCTATACCATGTATCAGCCTTGACAACCTCACCATCAACTGCTACAGCCTTCCAATCAACAATATCATACGTATCATCCCTTTCCTCAGCTATGACCAAAATTGCACCTATTCCGCCTTTTACCTGAACATTTTTCCCTCTTGCTACTGACAAACCATTAGATCCTGTTGAAGCCTTCCCTCTTGCCGTGGCAGCACCTCTATCACCAGCCGTGGCAGCACCTCTATTACCAGCCGTGGCAGCACCATAATTACCAGCCGTGGCAGCACCTCCATCACCAGCCGTGGCAGCACCTCTATTACCAGCCGTGGCAGCACCATAATTACCAGCCGTGGCAGCACCTCTATTACCAGCCGTGGCAGGTTTCCCGGTTTCGCATTACACTCGTTAGTACACCGTTCCTTGACATAAGATACAGCTGCTTTCACAAGCCCCCTTATATCAAGCTCAGCACCTATTCTAATTTTTGAAGAGCAAACCTTGTCGCTTTCTGAATCGTCTATTTTACCGCTCTGTTCAACCTCACAAAACCTTGACCCGGCTGGCGCATAGTAACCAAAAACATCCAGAGGATAAGGACACGCATGAAAACCTTTCTCGCATGCCTTTATGTCGCCTGTTTCTTCATACTCCTTACCTACCTTATACTTAAATCCTCTACAAGATAAATCCTTATCAAATGCTTTATAAGCCTTTATTTTCTGTTCCATGATATTGTTTATTTTTCGTTATTTTGATATTGCGATAATTTTTTGTTCAAAGATCGGGCATTCTCTTCTGCCCAACAGGTGTATTCCATGAAGCCTGTAGCATGGCTTTTCGGGAATCGAATCGTATTTACGGTTATGGCACAACGGCGGCAGATGCGATGTATATTGTATTTACCTTTTACACCGTAACATACCACAGGATAACCGTCAGCAGTTTTCATGTTCCGCCTTTTTCCTTCGTTTCAGCTTTCTGATGAAAGCCTTGACCTTGTTCCTAACCATCTCTGTTATTTTGTCCGCATCCTCGGCAAAGGCACACTGGTAAACCATATCCGTGCTTTTTGACATGAAGTCCACCTGAGCTTTGGCGGCTTTCCCGCATTCGGAAACCTTGTCAAACATCTCTATACGGTAATCAGGATGATATTTTTTTTAAAATCTCGTTACAGTCCATCGTAAAGGTCTCAACCATATCGCACAGCATGATGATACTGTTGGTAAGGACGTTTATCTCTTCCCTGTCCTCTTCCGACATTTCACGCATGAAATTATCCATGGATTCCGACATCCCCTCATATTCGGAAAGGTATTGGTTTATGACACGTGTTTCTATACCGTCCATAATCTGTTTGAGTTTCATTGCCTCCATATAGCGGTGTGACCTGAGAAAGGAAGCGTGCCTTTCCCTCAGCTTCAGCATCTGCCTGTCCTCATTGATCATCTTTTTCATCCGTTCCACCACATCCGCGGGGAGGTCGTTTACGGTTAGCTTATTTCTCATGGATTGCCCCCTTTCTTGTTGTTTGTATTCTTGTTTCCGTCCTCTTTTTTCGCTCTGTCAATCCATCTTTGGAATTTGGCAGCTACAAGAGGACAGTGTATGCGCAGGTTTCTGTCGCGTTCCGCTTCCCATTCACGTATCTTTGTCTGCATCTCGATATTCATAATTTTCTCCTATTTCGTTATAATTCTTTTTTTTGAAAACTATTGCATATTTGCCCATATCTGTCACAGGCACACACTCTATGTCCTTTAGCCTTACAATACGCAGAATTGTCCCCGAAGTTCGAAGCATTCTTGCAATTCCGGCATTTTACATATACGGATTCCGGTTTGACTTTCTTTGCCATACTGTCAGTATTTTCACGGCTTCCTCGTCCCCGGATTCCGCCCGACGTTTCAATTCGTTGTACAAAGTCAAAGAAGAATATCCTTCAGGTGGAATAAATTTTCTGTTCTCTATTTCATCCTGCACCCTTTTTCGGTTTATCGCGTCCAGCTCATAATTCCTTTCGGAATTGAACTCCTTGAAGAAAGCATTGCCTATTCTTCTGGCATCGAAAGACGCGAATGAATTGTCATACTTCCCGGCCTTGTAGCGTGCGAAAAACAGCATCAGTTCGGAAAGCTTGTAAGCCTTGACCTGTGAGGCAAAGGATTGGCAAAAGATTCTTATCCCGTCGGCAACGCCTTTTTCCTTGCTGTTGGAAGCCCCGAATATGCCGGACACCTGTATGTCGATCCAGTATTCGGAAGAGCCACAGCCGTAAAGCGCATCATACTGCATCAGTGAAGGGCAATCTGCCATATAAGCCCTTTCCGGGTTTTGAAGGGCATATCCCCACTGGACCGGTGAAAATACTCTTTCAACCTCAGAACGGTCTTTCCATTTGGTCAGCCAAGCCTTCTTCGAGGTCTCGCTTATGTTGTTGTAGCAAGCTAAGAGCGTAGGCGTTAGCTTCCTGTTTGTCTGTATAATTGCGCCTATTGTTGTTTCCATTGTTCCGTTGTTTTTCAAGTTCAATTTTCAGCCATCGGGCAAAATGCGATTTTGCATCTTGGGGTGATTTAACAGTTTCTCCCTCGTTTTGGAGCTTCATAAAGAACTTCTCCAAATAATCATAAAAATCAGGAGGCGCGAAATCCTTATATCCACATAAACGAGTATTCATGCAGACAGCTTCCATCCATGAACTATTCGACTTCAATTCTTCATAGCACTCATCCAACCCTCTTTCAAAAATCCCAGTCGGAATTTCTTCATACGCGCGCGGGGGAGAGAGATAATTATCTTTGTCTTTATCTTTGTCTAATGCGCGTACATTATACTGTAAGGGCTTAGGTACTACTTTAGGTTCATGGTTAGGTATAAGGTTAGGTACTACTTTAGGTTCAACTTTAGGTGTCAAATTTTGATAGCTAATCTGATACCTTGTTTTATCCCGTTGTCCTTTTCCGCCTGATTTGAATGTGATAAGACCCGCCTGAACTAATCTGTTACGTGCTGATTTCATTGAGTTGACCGACACTCCCACGTCAGATGATACCTTTGTATCACTACGCGTCCAGCTATCCACCCAGCCTAAACGATTCGCTGTTTTTAGCAAGTAAAAATAAAGCCTCGTTTCACAGCAGGTAAATTCCCAGTCTTCGTCAAGAGACCAAAACCAATTAATCAGTTCTATATAAGTCATATATCTTTCAAATAATTATCCACCACTTTAATAAACTCGTCTAATGACCGAACAACGATGTATTTGTTACCATTTGCCTCACATTCCTTTTGCCATTCTTTTTGGACCGGTCTTTGGTATTCTCCCGGCTTTTTCATTTCCACACACAAAGCTCCATAGAAACGATTGCTCTTAAGAAGTATCAGGTCTGCGACTCCGGGAAGCATACCTTCATCTTTCATATAAGCTCCGTTCCTTGCAGAACGTCTTGCCGCATTAGGAACAGCAAACAGCATATTTCTGAGATGGGGATATTTTAAACGGAAATATCTAACACAAGAACATTGTATTTTATGCTCTTCATTTTTGGGCTTGCTACGGCTGCTTGCCACACAAGCCTTGGATTTCATCTCTTCGTAAGTCATAATTATTATTTATGTAGTACGGCATATCATTTGTCTTTTAGTTCAACTCCCAAGCATAATACTTTGTCAGACACACCTACATCATCAAATTCAAGCTCTGAATAACTTGTTTCGTATGGATAAGGATATATCTTACCGTACTTCTTATGTAACTTGATTATGTCTTCATCCGTCAATTTACGTCTAATACGCATTTCTATCTCGTAATCGTCAGAAAGATTTTCAATGACCTTTCTAAGCTGACCTACTGTCTTAATTTTGTCTATTCTCATAATCTTCGCCAATTAAAAGCCCCGAAGCGTATTCTCCGGGGCAAACCATTATTTACTAACCCATGCCATTGATGTGTGGCTCACATTTATGTGGTGGTAGCAGGACTTGCACCTGCATGATTGTTATGCTGCTCATTTACATCTTTTATCGCCTACTATGAATAAGGCTCGCTGTTGTAGGTTTTGGTATCCGTCACCGATTGATTAATAACCATCGAATGCTTCGTTTACCTGATATGCTGGTCTCCTTTTCGCCAACCTTTCCCGATTATCATTTCCTATAATCCTCAGCTTAGAGCATCAATCTACTGCTTAATAGCGTCTCTCGTTGTTCCGCCATACCACCATGTTCGCCCGCCCTATCTTCACAGACCGGGAAGGCATAAAGTTTATAAGCAAATGAATCTATATCAAATCAGTCAACCCAAATTTAATTTTAAGAACATCGATGATGGCTTTATACTGCTTCTCATAGATTGTGCCCGAATGGGTTTCTTCCACTCTCTTTTCAAACTCTTCAATACTCCCACGGAAGCATCCGCATGTTATTTCCACTTTGTTTTCTTTTGTCAGGTAGGCATGGGTGTGGCGGTTGGCAGAACCGAAACAGTCAAATCCGCAATGTTTATTATTGTTGTCTATCTCAGCATCGCCGGACACCCGAGCATTGCCGGACACCTCAGCATCGCCGGACACCTCAGCATTGCCGTACACCCGAGCATTGCCGTACACCCGAGCATTGCCGGACACCCGAGCATTGCCGTACACCCGAGCATTGCCGTACACCTGAGCATTGCCGGACACCCAAGCATCGCTTTCTTGGTCTAAGTTCTCATCTTTCTCAACATATCCTCCCAAATCACCTTCCTTGGCATATTTGAAAGACTTTGTACACTTGATTTGGAATAACTTCACTCCAAAAGCATTGATTATAAAGTTATCTGTTAGCTCAAATTTCTTTTCCATATTCATTCAAAATTGAAATTATCCTCACCGTTAGGTTCTTCGTCCGGCATATCATTACCGAAATCCATCGGTATGAACCAATCTGAAATATAGTCTTGCATGATTTAATCCTCCTTTTGGCTACTTAGCCATTCTTTATAATCTTTCTCGTAATATTGGGGTATTATACCTTTCCTCATAAAGTCTATGTATTCTTGTACAGTACAATCATCCCAATCAACTCCGTTGTCTGGTATATCTTCCGTTTCTGATGTACAAAGAGTGTATTCAAATGGATTATACCTGTTGAGCCCATATTCTTCAACTATCTTGATTACATTTTCATCGGTGGTTATTTGTTTGATTTCACTTTCAGCCACACACCCGGATATTTCAGAGTGTTTGCCAAGTACTTCACCGAAGTAAACACTGATTTTGTTATTCACTAAGTATTCGACATCTTCTGTGTCTGCAATAAATACTCCTTCAAGATTGCCCATTCTTCCGCAATCGAAGTCCATTTTAAATAATGCTTTCATAACTAAATCAAATCAATTATTTTGGTTTTAACAATCGCATCCAATCTCATATCAGACAAACCTTGTGAAAGGTGTTGTTCCATCAAAGTGTTTGCCTCCTTTAAATCCTTTGCGCAAACCAAATTATAGTATTTCAATTCTTTCTCATTGCCGTTCTCATCAATCTGAGTATCTACAATGGTAGCCTTGAAGAATGGCTTGTCTTCTGTCTTTTCGTTGATTATCTCAATGATGTTTGAACGTGAAATGGAGAAGACATCAGATTCCATATTATCGGATGCGTACTGTTCAAGCCCTTTGGCTTCCGCTTCTGCAAAAAGTGAGCAGTCTGTAATGAAGTGTTCTTTTACTTCTTTTTCAAGACCGTCCTTGTTAGGTTTCATCACCTTTAACTTTACCTCGTAATACATATCATTCCTCCTTTGTCTTGTTACGTTCCTTAATCATTGCATCAGCTATTTGGTAAGCTGATTTAGCCTGTCCTTTATAGTAGTAGTTTGTAACACTAACTTCTTTGGACGGGAAAAACAATGTGACAATCCTGTTCCATAAAGTTCTCCTGCGTTTTGCTGTCATCATCATGCACTTCATTGCTTCAAGCGCAATATGATCGCGCGAAATATTCGATTCCATAATTTTATTGCTTTAATTGATTAATAATTTGTCTTTTGATTTTCTTGTACAGCTTCCCGACAAAACGTCCATGCTTCTCTGTTCCGTCATCGGGCAACTCGTTTTTATAAATATGAAGAAGTAACTGGATGAGAAGCACTTCTTGTTTTGTCAAAGTAAGTTTCATGATAATAACCTAAAGGAGCGATTCTATATCGCAAAGTTCAGCATATATCAACATCAGCCATACTATTATTTGTAACAGGATAGCCATATAATTATCACTGTCATTCTTATAAAACAATATCAAGAAAGATATTGCCATAATGATAAAGGCACTAATTCGTATAATCATTGTTTCAGATATGAAATTTGTTTTGTTCGACCTCTATCTCCATCAACTGAATCAAACGTTCTTCGTCTGGAGATGGGATATATATGCCACATTGGGCACTCGAAAAATTCCGAAACCGCTCAATAGTTAGGCTCATCTCCGCGCTGTCAAGATCAGAAGAACTTCGTAGATACTTTATCCGACCCAAAAACTTGTCTTCTCTCTCACGGACGAAAGTGTCTTTGTTGCAGAGAATCTTGTAATAGTTCCGCTTTACATATTCCATCGTTTCACCGATTTGGCAACCGAAATAAGCAAGGCAGACATGAAGGTATTTGTTCTGATTTAAAGATCTTTGCGGTTTCTTTTCCGTCAATTCAAACACCTTCTGTTCCTTTATCAACTTCTCCAGCTTCGCTCTTGCCTGCTGGACGTGGAGAGGATTAGAGCCATCGTACTTCATCAGAAGGGCAAATCTAGATCATTATCCGACACGCTAGGAGCATTATTTATATCCTCTGGGGTGGGTGATGTATTCTGAGGTATAAACTCTTTGAGGTCCCCGCAGATATAGTTCCTTCCTTCTACCCGTTCCTCCTTTTTAGGGGAACAAGTGATGAAATGCGTATGCCCAAACTGGGATTTCTCTCTGCGCTCGATAACAGCCACATTCACATAGATTCTTTCAACTCCATCTTTACACTTAATTTTCTTCATCTGCTCACGAGGTATATCAGAGAGACAGATAGAACCACTTAAAATTGCCATAATTAATTTTCTATTTTTTCTTTTAATAAATACTTGGTTAAATCTCTGTATTCTACCCACTCTAAAAAAGAGTGTAATAGATTCATATTATCCTGCTCCATACCATCATAACGATAACATGTAATAGCAGGCTCATAGCGTTTCAATGGAAGTCCTCTGACATCATATCCATGCTTATCTTTGTCGTATCCTTCAAAGATGAACAAGTCAAAGTGAAACACGTCTAAATTGAATAGCTGGAGATAAAATCGCCATTGGCAAGAATTGATGTAATCGGCATCGGTAGGATAAGAATATTTAGTCTTAATGTCCCTGATCTCCACACCATTCACCATATCGGCACATCCTGTTATAATAGCATCTCCAAAATCCTTATACAGTCTTATCTCATGAAAAGCATTCGGGTATTCGTTACGATAGGAAAGCGCGGTCTTGCATTGTGCAATATCCATAATCACTTTATCACCTTCAATGTCAAAGGATCTACCACAAGGAACAGGCTCTTTTTGTTCTTTATTATAATGGAGGAAGGTACGTTCTCCTGCATCTACTTTATCACATTTCGGTGTACCTTCTTCCACTATTTTATGAAATGCCTGTCCAATTTTTGTATACACATTACCCGTGAACTTGCCTGTTATACTGTCAATAACGGATTGCTCCGTTATCTCATAGTTGGCATAATCGCTTTGCTCTATGTACTTTCGGAATGCTTCTAAAATTGTTACGCGAATTAGCGGTATCATACTTTCACGAATAACTTTTTATCTTGATCGAAAGTGAATCCTTTTGCTGCAAGACTCTTCTGCATCTCAGAAAAGAAGGGTACTCGCATAATTTTAGGTAATAGTTTTGTAGCCTCCATCAAGGCAAGAATATCTTCATCGGTCATTGCGGCGGCAAGCTGTTCACGTATTGCCGCAAGCTGTTCATTAGCTTTTGCTTGTGCTTCTCCTTTTCCTTGAATTGATATCTTCACTTTCGATATAATGTCAGACATACATGTATCAAACTCGGTTGTTCCATAATCAGGTATTACCACAGTTCCAAGTCCTGCTACATTTTTGCCTACAAAATTATCCAACGGTGCAAATGAAATAGAACGCTTCCCATTTTGTATGAATACATATCCAACTTGGTCAGCTATCCTGACAAGCAGGTCTTTTGATTGCCCTGTGCAATCCGGAGAGTGCTTTATCACATCACCGTCTGCCGTTTCCTTGTCATGGCATATAAAAACAATGTCAGAACCATTCGAGCGAAGAAAGTTGACGAACTCTTTAAAGTCCTCGCCCATCTGCCCAAACCGTTTTAAAGTATTCGTTTTCAATTTATAATTATTGTCAATAGCATATTGACTCAGATAATCGTCTATCATTGATTTGGCTGTATCGACAACTATTGTTTTGTAATCTTTCATAGATTCACGTTCTGAATCAATATCTTTCCAACATTTAGCCATTATGGTATCACAACGTTGTACTGCGCGGTCTGCCCCCCTGTCGCAATCTATCAATAAAGGATTATCCGCTGTTGTAGCTACTGAGGTTTTCCCACTTCCGGGTACTCCATATAATACAATAATTACAGGACGCTCCGGTAAAACATCATTTTTCTTAACTATAGGCATAATATTTAAATTTTAAAATGTTCGCTTTTACCAACACAAAAAAGGCAGGTCCGCAGTCCTTACAAAGTTCCGCTTCCTGCCATGATATCTTTCCACTTCTTCAAGTTCGTTTTCTAGAGAATCGATTTCTTCATTAAGCAAGGATATATACTTGCCCTTACATTCAGCATTGAATGTGAGCCTTACCGATTCCTCACTCATTGACTGGACTATATCAAGCTCTGAATAAAGCTTTTCCAATTCATCGCTTATCTGGCTTATAGTTCTCATACCTTTTCAAGAAATTGGATCGGCAATGAGCATACACCTTTCATATTAGGATATTTGACATCAGCATATCCGTTAGCGATATAAACTATTGTACCTGTCAACGTATCACCTATCTCACGTACTTTATCACCTTTCTTCATAACCATTTATTTTAAGTTTATCTAATTATTGTGGCAATGGTTTCCAAAAATCAATGTCCCATGCCCGGTTAGTATTTCCACATATCCAAATGTTCTTCTTATGCTCACTATCGAATACCAACATCCCGGTATTCACAAATTTCCCGGAACTCTTTACAAACACTCTTGTGTCTAATGGTGGAGGATCTTTTTCTGCATTCCTCCATTTCATGGATTCCAAAACAAATTGAGCACCTTTTTCAAAATCCACTGATGCTGTTCTTTTGTGCGTAATTCCATGTATGCCATTTGCATACTCTCTGGCTTTCTCCTTTATTATATTTATATCCATAACTTAACTTGTTTCCAATTAAAAAACTCCTGCTATCTTCACAGACTACAGGAGCAAAACCTAAACGACTTAATCTATCACTTATGATAACTTACAGCCACCGTCAGCGGAATCGGGCCGCCATACTATCCGTTAAATGAAAGTAGAGATTAGAACAGATAATTATTTATGTTTATTACCTTAGACAGTACCAACCATGGACGGTGAAATTCCGTACCTATATTCACATACAGGCACGGACAGACAACATTAACTTTATGAAATAACAAAAAAACTAGATGAAAAAATCATTCATATTCCTTTAACTCTCTGTATGTCATTACCACCAATCTCACACACAATAATGAGATAATGGAAAATATAATCACCGATACAGATTTTATAGGGCTTTCCGTAACTATCGCACCATAAATCATTCCTAAAGAACATAGTGCGGCAAATATAGACAGGATAAAATTAGCTGTTTTCATAATATGCATTTTTATATTGTTCCCCTCAACGGCTTAAACCGGTTGTTACCCCGAATCTTACGGGAGGGGATATATTAGACCTTCCGGCGGTACTTGTGCCCAACCAAGTTTACTTAATGCACTAAGGACAAATCGGTGCACCGAAAGTATGTTCAATCAATTATTATAGACCCTCAATACGTCACGGCATCCCTGCTGGTATTGACTCCTATAATCAGTCCGTTTGTCTGCATTATATGGCTTATGAGTTACACCATATAAACATTTACAATGTGTGAAAGAACTTTGAACAGTTCCCCTCAACGGCTTAAACCGGTTGTTACCCCGAATCTTACGGGAGGGGATATATTTATTTGTCTGCTGAAATACAAGCCAATTGTTTCTTTAGATAACTTATACGATCACATTCCATATCACATATTTGACTACCTTGTTTTTGGTTGTGAGGATAATGCTTACATTTCCCCCTTTGAAAACAAGGACATAACTGCCGGTACACTATCACAGTTCTTTCTTCTATCTCCTTGCATGCAATACTAATAGCTTCCAGCGCGTCAGCTTTAAAAATCAACGGTTCTACCGGATTACCAAGCTGGTAGCATTTATTATTTATAAAATCGGTTGCTTTGCTCATTTTTTATTTATCTAATAAGTATTTATTTACATCTTGTTTAGAGAAATACAACAGTTTGCCCTTTTTAGTATATGGGATAGTACCATCATGAACGCGTTTTCTTAAAGCCCCTTGAGATATTCCTAGATATTCTGCGCATCTAGCAGAATTCATTACAGAATCATTCTGTTTTCCCGTCACTTCTGCAAATCTTTCCGTGAGCATATTCATTTCTGTTCTTGTCATCATAACCTTTGAATATTTATATTTTCACTCTGATAATGGATTCTGCACCACCATAATTCTTTATCGCCTCTTCCCTTATTCTTACTGCAAGTTCAGTGTTGATAATGTACTTTAATGCTCTGCGTACTGTTTCACCGCTAACCCCGAAATGAGATGCGATGTGTTTCTGTGCACCTTGTGGAACGATTATCCGTGGGATTTCTTTGGTTCTTCCTATTTTATTCATATATTTGTATATTAATTATTGCCGTTGCGAAATAAAACTGTATTCAGTTCGTTTTCACATTGCAAAAGTAAGCGGTTTAACTTTCAGTTGCAAATTAAACCGCTAAAAAATATAAGCTAAACCGTTATTTAGAAACATTTTAAATAATATATTATGAAAACAACTGTAAATGAAAGAATTACTCAAATAATATCTCAATTCGGATATAAAAGTAAAAGATCTTTTGCAGAAAAGATAGGTATCGCACAGACATCACTTAATGATATCCTAAGAGGAGCAGAGCCAAAATATTCAACATTATATAAAATTTTGGAAGCTGAACCGCTTGTTTCTTCGGAATGGCTACTCCGTGGTGAAGGTGAGATGCTTAAATCTCAGCCCACATCACTTGATTTAGAATCAAAAACGAATAAAACATCCGCACCACATCAAATTGAAACAAAAAATATTAACATAGATTTACATGGAGAACAAATAGACAGCAAAAGGACTATCGAAGTCCTTATAAAAGTAATAGAAACATACCAAACACGTATGGATGACTTACTAAATGTTATCGAAGTGCTTAAAAATGAAAACACCGATTTGAAAGAACAGTTAGAAAAACCAAATGTAAGCTAAACAAATGAACATCTTATCATGTTTTTTAAGGAGATTAAAAACCTTAGATATGAACAATGATATAATACACAAATTAGAAGACATTGCCATTAAGATGAACAACCAACATGATAGATTAGAAAGACTTCTTTTCGGAGTTGAGTTAAATCTAATTACATGCAATAAAATAGAGCCAGAAAAGAATAATATACATAAGACGATTAGTCTTAATAAAAAATAGATATTATGGAAAAAGTATTGCTAATATCTTTATTACTTATTGGAGTAATATCTAGTTGTAGTAATAACGAAGATAACATTCCCGTAGATGATTATTTAACAACTAATGAATGGAAATTATTAGCCCAAGATTCAACGCATATATATTATGCATCAATAAATAATGAATCTAAAAAGCGGCTGGTAAAAGAAAGAAGAAGTGATAATAAGATTATATGGGAGAAAGATATGATAATTCCTGATCCAGTAGATATATATTTAGGATATGGAGAATACAAAACAGTAGCTTTTGAGCCATCTTCAGGATATCCTTTTTTTGACAATGATAATTTATTATTGTGTAAATGGTCTGGTTTTGTTAATATTTCAATGATGTTAAAATGCTCAGCCGAGTGTATTGCCATTTATAATCTGAATGGGGATCTTATATCTACTAAATATATATGTAATGACGGAGCATATAATTACGATTACGAAAATGCAGCTATAAGATATGGGGATTCTATTATAATAGGGAAAAATAACGGATATTTTATTATTGACAAGAGCGGAAATATAATAGAAGAAAATAACCATATACATCTAGCTGGGTTTGGTAGTCCTGACGCTATTTTGGGAAGAAAATATGTGCTAGTCGATTGGGATGACGGGAGGACTTCTTATGACGGTATGTCAATATTTGACCTTGACAAAGGAAGAACAGATATAAATCTACATAGCTATATCAATCATAAATATAAAAAGCCTTCTAAACTCAATTATACAAACATATCTACTAGTGGAAATAAAATGGTCATTTCGTTAAAAATTATATTTTATGACAATACCACTACAGACGAAAAAATTATCGTTGATATTGATTTGGGAGAAATTATAGAATAACGTCATTAATCTAATATTCTAAGCAAAACATTATGTTTTAACTCCTATCTAACAATCAATGGTAAACTGTATGAAAAAGTAATATGATACGCTATACAATCTTGTTAAAAATAGGTGGATTTTTTAACTTAAAACGGAATTTGTCGGTATCACAAAACATAGAAAAAGCCCTCTACAGGGCTTAGAGGCGTGTTGAATATTTTTACTATGTGATACCAATGGCAATAAACAACGCTTAATCAGTTGATTATAAATAATTTGTTAGATTCCCGGTTTCGGCTCAAGAAGCGGTAGAATACCGCTTCTTTTTATTTTATATAGGGATATTCAGTAAATGTCTCTAAAAAATAAGATGGCATATGAAGATGATAGGGCATGACCATTTCATATGCCA